TATCTCTCAGGTGACTTTGGGTAAGTTGGGTTTTTGCCGTTGCGTGGACCTCGGATTCCCATTTCGTGCATTAGAACCTTGGAGCGGATTCTTGCCATCGTCTCACCGTAGTCAAAGATTTGTGTCTGGGCCTCTGTTAAATCTGAGATGACCAGCAAGTCATTATCCCCTTGCTTGGCTCCGTTTCTAAGCGAGGGATAGAAAAACATTTCGGACACAAAGTTATCATCCGTCTTTACATATTCTAGGTGGTTGTCCCCGCAAGACCTAATGTCTACCCAGTCATAAACTTTATACTTGTGGAAAGTATTTTTAATCTTTATGACCTCGCCAACTTCGTAGTAGTAGTTACGGGATTTGGTCTTAACTACAACCAGATCGTTCTCTTCCCTGATGGCTATATCTTTTAGCCCAAATGGAAGCAGACCAGAGCAAGACATCACAAACACTAGTCGGTTCCATAGTTCTAGTTTGGGTGTTCCAAACTTGGCGGTTCCGTCTAGGCTGGTCATGTTTATCTCTATTTTCTCGTGGTTAAACAAGTGTAGTGGGAAATCAAGAGGAAGAAACTCAAATGGTGTTGGCTCAATAACTTCCTTGAAAATAAATGTATAGTTGTTTAGGTAAGCGTAGATTAAGGCGGAAAGGTCTGAGCCTATTACAAGTTTGTTTACTTTGTAGTGGTGATTTTGCCGCATTTAATGTAGTCAGTTTCTTCTTTATTCTCTTCTACATTATCATCAAACGATGGCTTTTTAAAGGATTCAGCAGCATCTTTTGGGATGTCGGATTGCTTCTTTGTCCAGTTAGTAAACAAGTTTTTGTTATTCAACTGCTTGAGAAGCTCTTCATTCTCTTCAAGAAGTTGCTCAAAGTCTTCGTCCTTATCAATCTTAATCTTGTATGTGATGTACTCACCTTCTTTTGGTTGTTCTGCAAACACAGGACCCGCTGTTGCCATAATACCAGCAATAACAATAATAGCAGCTTTCATTAAAATTTACCTCTTTACAAAAAAATAAGGCACGGGGAGTGCCTTTCTACCACTTGTGTGGTTTCGTTTGTAAATAGTCCTTAAGTATAGAAAAAGACATTATTTATTCTTCTTCTACGAACATTCCTACGACATAGTTTTCAAGAACGATTTCGTGCTCTTTCCCCACCACGCTTACATTCTCGACCATAGACCCATCTACAACAACTTTTGTTCCTTGTTGGTAAAGAAGTTTATTGTAAATGTCGTCTCGCTTGCAATCTGCTGCGGAAGCTAAAACCGTTGCCACAACATATTTGTCTTTGGGAATTACATAACCCTCTGGCAAGAGAACCCCGCTGTTGTCGGAGTCCTCTTGCTTTTGAGTTTCAATAAGTAAGTATCTATTTTGCGGATTGAATCTCATCTCACCCCCTAGTATGGTACCTTAGAAACTTTCTCGTACATATCAAGCAACTGTTCAATGTCTTCGTCGTTCTTCAACATACGATAGGCACGAATAGCAGAAGAGAGTTCTTCTTTACTAAGCCATCCGTTCTGGACATAGCTTTTCTTGAGATCTTTCCGATGCTCTTGGTAAGGCAACATCTCTGCCTCTACCTCGGCGAGGGCACGAATAAAGTTCCCAATGTACTCTTGTTTAGTTTTGTCGTCAGACATTCTTTCCTCCGGTTGTCTAAGTTACATATACATAATATACATTTCTACGAAAATGTCAAGCACTTTTTTACTTAATTTCGCAAGCACCGCCAGCACAGGCGAGTTCCCCTGAGAGGTCTGTATTATCTTCTATCTCTACGACCTTTGTGAGGTCTACTTTTTCCAATGTGTTCAACATAGCCTCGTAGGTCTCTTTAGAGCAATCTTCGAATGGCGCTTGCTTGTAGGTTCCGCCGTCATGAGGAAGAACTGACAAGCCGTTATAAACATCTCTATTTTCCCACATCCACTCACCAACATCAGCCCATTCTGCATCCTTGATAGAAATGGTGGCGGATACATTATGTGTGTTTTGACCATTTCTGGTTCCCGGCTTAACCCACTCGCCACTAATCTTAGCTACTCTTTTTAACAGAGACAAGGCGCTCTCTGTTCTCATAATAGCGCCTTCGGGGGCTTTTTGTGGGACAGAAATCACTGCTGTGTCGTGCGGTCTAAAGTATTCATCCTCAACCATATCTGGATGGAAGATGGAGAGATAGGAGTAGATTGCCTCATTTTTACCAACGCGGAGGCGACGAATATAATAATCATTATGCCAAGCATGAATGCCACTAGAGGTTCCTACGGTCAAAGATGTCGTTCCCGCTGGTTTAACTGTGGTTGTTCTGGCAGCTTTTTTTATTCCGATGAGCTTGGCTACTCTTTCATTCTCCATCTTAACAACTTTACAAGCCTCACTTGTATCAAGTGTAAGAATCTTTCCCGATGCTATCCCGGTCATACTTACACCAATAAGTGCCTCCCTCTCTGTTGTTCTTCTCCATATATCCCGAAGATAGTGAAAATCTGTATAACCAGCTTGAAGCGTACCAATAAGCGCTGCTGCCTTAACGCGACTATTTAACTCTCCCTGACTTTCCACATCGCTCACATTCACCTCTGTCAGATTGCAAAACTGGTATGGGCGGAGGGCGATTTCGCAGCAAGGGTTGGTCCCCCAGTCTTTATCATTAGAAAAATAAAAACCGGGCTCTCCGCTACCGGATTCTTTCACTCTCTCCCAAAGATCTTGGAAGTATTCTTTCGTAATGCGGTGTCGAAGGAGCACAACAGAATTGTTAGCTCTACCTCTCTGTGGGGCTGTCTCCCACCAGTTGCCTGTCTTTGCGGCGATCATTTCATTATCGTCTGCTGAAAATAAAGATATTAGTGCGGCTCTGCGGATGCCACCTGCCAAAACTGCATCTGCGATGTGACAGATCATATCGTGGGCTTCAATAGTGGATAGCTTGTCTCCATTTTCTTTTGCTTCAAACATACCCTGCAATTTAACCAAGCACTCTTTTAGTGGCTGTGGTCCGGGGGCTTTTCCGCCAGATGTAACAAGGCGGGAGCCCTTGGGTCTAATGTCGGAGTAGTCAAATCTTAACTTTGAACCACCCTTAAAGTAAGACTGGACGAGAGCCTTTACAGCATCTGCCCACCCCTCTATCGAATCATTTACTAAAAATCGGCGAGTTCTTTTGGATGCTGGTTTTTGAATCTCTGGTAGCTTTTCTACGTGGTGCTTTTGCACACTATAGCCTACCCCCGTACCCCCCAGCAGCAAAAACATAATCTCACTAAATACTCGCCAATCATCAATTGGCGCAAAGGCGCAGTTGTAAATGCGATTGGGTGCCACCTCGATGGGCTTACCCCCAAACTGCATTGAGCGCATAGATGGTAATACTTTTTTTTCATAAACCATCTTGTAAGCACTATAAATTTCCTCTTTTAATTCTGGATATTTTTTAACGTGCATAGCCCTATTTCTATTCACGATTTCTTTCCAAGTTTCTCTTCGCTCCTTCTTAGGGAGATAACGTGCGTATTTCATATGCACGGTGATATCTGACAAAATGTCTCTCGCTACCTTATCCTTATCTGTCATTCGCTTAACCCCTTTATTTCTTAAATTCATTGTATATTTTATTTATTTTTTCAGATTGAACTTTGGAATCTGGTTTTTGCACGTCGTCCAACTCACTCTCTAAAACCTCCAAACTGATATTTGAAGTATCCATTCGAATCGGAAATGGTATTCCGTCTTTGCCGTTTCTGTTTTTAGCTACAAAAAACCTACCTGTGTTGTTCTTCTTATCGGTTATGGTACGAGATAAGGAGAAAATAAAGTCAGCCACAAAGCATTTGCTGAACGCCTCTGAAATTGACTCCATCGTAATTAATTCTGCATTAAGACCAGAACGATTTGTTTGAGATGCAGTCCAGACTGGGCATTCAAATATTTGAGCAATCGCTCTCAGTTCTTCATATATCGACTCCAGATCATGTCTCTTTTCGCTGCCACGAGGGGCAGATACTGGTTTTAGCAAATCCCCGTAATCAACTATGATCATATCGATTGGAACACCCTGTTGTTTAAGTTTGTCCAAATGCGCTCGTATGGTATTTGTACTAGCGGATTTCGTTGGATACTCTTTAATTATAACATTCCCATCAATATCTTTAACCTTTTCATAAATTTGTTCCTTAAGAGAAAACAAATCCTGTAGCTGTACCCCAGTTAGACAACTGTCATATCTTTGACCGATTGTTGTATGACACAACTCCAAAGTGTAATGAATCACATTTAATCCTGCTTTTACCGCTTGTGCCCCAAGATGTACCAAAACCATAGATTTACCAGCCCCAGTTGGAGCAATGACAACACCAAGCTCTCCACTTCCCAAGCCTCCTTTGCAGATATCGTCAACCCTTTCCCACCCAGTCGAGACCGGGTTTCTGGCTCTTAAGACATACCTGTCTTCAAAATCTTTTTTGTAATCATATCCGTAATTGCTATCTGCGCCCAACTTAAGGGCGTCATTAATTACTGTGCTGATTTCGTCAAAAGATGAATTGTTCAAAAGTTTTACCGATTTCATCATCGCTTCTTTTAGCTTTTGCTTCTTACAAAAGTCTAAGGAAGTTTCCCTGACATAATCCGCATCCCTAATTATCTCGACATCGGTTATAGACCTCTTAAAATATTCAACAACCTGTTCTTTAACAGCGCTGTCATCATCGGATATGTCAGATTTTATCAATGATCCCACAGCCTTCAGCGATGGATGGGCATCATATTTTTTTTTGTAATCATAAATTTTAGAAACTAAAACCTGTAGATATTTTAGCTCCAAGAAAGATATGTCTAGAACTTCTCCTATCTGATCGCAAAAAGGTCTTTCCGTTATAATCAGATAAGCCAACTTTTCTTGAAAGTCTTTCCCATATTTTGAAAAACTTGCCTGCTCCATTAATTACCTTCCTTACTCTGCACTACCATTTTTCGAAACTGAGCAAATAAATCGGCTAAGTCATACGCGCCGAAACCATCAATCATCATCATAGTTTGGACACCCGTCTTGTTAAACATTAGCTTCGGGTCTCTTAACATACCCCTAATATACTGTGCGCTTTGGGCTGAGATATTGGGGGCATACAACTGCATCATCTTGTAGTTCTTTTCAATCAGTTCTCTTTTTTCTACCGTGTTCTTGAAGACTTTGAGTTTGCTATCAACACCCTCGGCATACTCAACTAGTTCTTGTATGGTGTATGATTTTTCCTCAGAAAGAAAAGGAAATCGCTTAGATACAGTCGCCAAACCCGCTCCGCCGATGCCGGGAAGGTTGTCACTCTTGTCACCTGCGATTGCTCTAGCAAGTGCGAAGTTTGTTGGATGAATCTCAAACTGCTCTAGAATTCTTTTCTTGTTAAGAATCTCTTTTTGGATTGGTCTATAAAGAATAGTTGAGTCGTCACATAGTTGGATAAAGTCTTTGTCTGAGCTTAGGATAATTTTGTGATATTCGGACAGGGCTTGAGACTGAGAAACTAGAGCGATAATATCATCAGCCTCCACATTCTCAACATAGGATTGCATGATAGGCATCTCATTAAGATACTCAATGAGTCTTTCCTGTTGCCAGTTCTTGTTGTCTTCTTGTTCGCCAGCAGTCATATTGTGGATGTCTCTGTTAAGGCGAACAGGCTTACGACCAGCCTTGTAGTTCTTGTCTATAGACTTGCGCTTTTGGGAGCCGCCATCCCAAGCAACAAAGATTAGATCTGGATTAATAGTTCTGCAAACAGATTGTAGTGATTTGATAAAGCCTTTGGTGCCCCCGATGGGTTGACCATTTGTAGACAAGCTGGGGTCTACAATATAGTTTCTCATAAAAAGATTAAGTGCGTCAATAAGTAATACTCTTTTTTTACTCGTCATTATTAAGCTCGATGTTAAGTTCCTTTAAGATTTGTTCCAATTCTTCTTCGAGCTTTCCCTTATCCTCTTCGCTAGCGTAGTCTTCGTTTTCCAAAGCATTAACAAAATAAAGCGCCTCTTCGACCAATTCGAGGTAATGCTCTAAAATGTTCCTCAAACTTTCCATATAAAATTCTCCTCTTATACATATAGGCACTAAAAAAGGAAAAGCCCCACTGACTATAAAGTAAGTGGGGCTAAAAGTCAAGAACTATTTTTATTATCGATAATACCAGTGGGTTCTCGTTCTTATTACTTTTTTTACTCTACGGGGGTAGTGTTTTTTTATAACTACACGGTCGCGATAATAGCCCCTGTGTATATATTTAGGGGCACTACGGTAGACCGTATAAGAAGGTGCAGTATATTCATATTCAACCACAGGGGCTGGGCGTGGGATGTATACCGCACAGCCAGATGCAAATGCTGCCAGAAACGAAATAATAATTATTTTCTTCATCTTTTTCTCCGTTACAAATTAGACGAATTACTTATATATTTATTCATCTTCTTGTTCATAAAAGTCCTCTGCTTTTCCAAGGCGCTTATCGAACTTCTGGATCACCTCTTCATCCATAACATCATAGACACGCTGTTTGAAGGCGGGGTCCTTCATCTTCTCATCCCACTTGGATGGTTGGAACTTTACTGCTTTGCCGTCGCTCATCTCCAAGGAATACCAAGCGCCCGAACTCGTCATATAATTTGAACCCTTGATAGCCTCGAACAGACTCTGGTCGTCTTGGACTCCAATATCTTCGGTACCCCAGAGAATCTTGAAGTTGCATTGGCGACCCTGTGTTCCAAACCTACTCTTCTCCAGCTTGACCTTGACCTCGGACCCAATGCGGAAGCCGCTTTCATCAAGAACAAAAGAAGCCTTAGCCTTGCGACCCGTAAGCCAGACACGCAAAGAATATGCGTAAATCATAGCCTTGCCACCGGGAGTGACATATGGAGTGGTCAGAGCCTCGCTTGGGCTTCTAGTAATATTGCTCTTCAACTGGTTCAGGACCAGAAAGGTTGATTGGCTGTTTGCAATCGGTACGGTCAGCTTTGACATTCCTTTAGCTAGAATTCTTGCCTTTACTGCCATGGAAGACTGTGGATTAAAGTCTCCTTCCACGTCGGAAATAGCAGGTGTAAGAGCAAGAGAATCCCAAATGAAAAGCATACGATTTTCATTGTTAGCCAAAAGATCCTCGATAGTTTCAAGCACAAACTCAACAGACTGAGCTTGAACATATAATAAAGTACTAACATCGCATCCTGCCTTTTCCAAGAACGAAGGGTCAATAGCAGACTCGGAATCGAAATAGATAACGTCAATTCCCTTTTTCTGTGCATTTGCTGCGACTTGCGCTGCCATGTATGATTTACCTGTTGCTTCAAGACCTGCAATCTCCGTTACTTTGCCGACTGGAATACCAGCCAGCTTTCCTTTACAAATAATAGAATCTAGCCATCTAGACCCTGTGGGAATCCAATCCGTAACTTCGGTTGGGTTTTCCTCGTTTAGGTTATGTGCCACAGTCATACCCGCTCGCTTATTGATTAGCTTACGCATATCAGCCATAGATAATTTACCTGCTGCTTTTGCCATAATATCTCCTTAAAAACAAGGGGGGCGTTAGCCCCCCCCTCTGTCACCCAACAAGCTCTTGAAGTGCTGCTTCCACATCGTTTGATGGGGAGCTATACTTACTAGTCTCCTTGGAGTTCTCCTCCGCATCCAAGTCAGAATTCATCGCTTCGTCCAGAATAGCTGCCACATCTTCCGTGGTTTTTCTCTCAAAAAGAGTGTCAAAATCCGGGACGTTATCGATTAACTCCTGACAGTCTGTGTCGTCGGTTTCGCACAATGGCGATGACTTGCGACGGGGCGTCACAGAGGTGCGAGGATAAAGTTGACCGGGATCCTTGGCGTATTTCAAAACAAGGTCAACGCCTTCTTCAGAGTCCGTAATGTCTCCAAAGTCGGGATTTAAGACAAGGCTCAAGAGTTCTTGATAAACTGTCTTACTGTATCCCCAGACACGGACACCTTCCTTTTCTTCGCCACGCACCATCACCGGAGAAAAGAAACGTTGTCGTGCGAAGAATTTCTTCGCCATATTGATGCTCTCTGTATCTCCCTGATTGAATAATTTTGTAGCGAAGTCGCACACAGGACACTCCTCTCCAAAATTTCTCTTTGGGCACAAGAAACCATTTTGCTTTCCCACATTGTAGTGGAAATGAAACTCTTTGAACGGGTCTCCGTCTTGAGATGGAAGAATTCGTACAGTATGTTCCCCCTCTGTGATTTTCCAAAAGTCAGATTTGCCACCTTTCCCATTGCCTTGGGCAGCAGCCAATTTTGCTTTCATTTTTTTAAGATCAATTGCCATTAGTTCTCCTTCATTAAAAGTTATGTGTGTATTCTAAAACACTATTTTTTGTTTGTCAACACTTTTTTTGTTATTGTATTTGGTTGCTTCTTGCTACGAAATAGGCATATTGCTGTTCATAATTGGTTGGGAAAACTCCATAAGATATTCTGGCGTCCTCTGTTTGGGGCTTTTCTTTTATTTGATTTTTAATTTTACCAAGCAATTTTGTGTCCGTTTGCAATTGTTCTTCTGGAATTGCGTAATAATAGGACTTTTCTTTCAAGTTATCCAGATTATAAAATGGGCTTTCTTCTCCCGTTGATGGATTTAGTATTCCAAAAGTTGCTATCCTAGAAGCCTCATTTGGTTCAGAAAAAGTTCCGATAATCTTTTTCTGATTCTTGAACACGTTTATCATATGGATGGTAGAGACCATAACTTCATTCAAAAAATCATAATACCCCATAATGGGGGCTCCATCAATAATTTTTTCCAACATACCATTGTCAACAATATACATACTTTCAAAAACACCAGATCTGGAGTATTCTTGCAAAACATTAAAGCATATCCTTTCTTGCAAAGTTCTTATCTCAGATAAAGAGCTTAAATCAGGCTTTATGTAGAGAATGTTTATTTTTGTTTTTTTGTGCAAATATTCTAAAATCCTCAATGCTGCGCCTGACACAATCGATGCGCCGCAAACGACAAAAAGCGCCTCATCTTCTATATTATTGAGTCTTTTCGACAAGTCTGGAACTTTGTTTTCATATTCCTCCGGACTGCCGAACTCTGGCAACTCAATAAATCTGGAATTGTTGCCATTGGTGGGAATTTCGCAGTCGATTGTGTAGCCATTGTATTGTGGGTATTTTAAAAATTCGCTGACTACATTATGCCCTGCGGATCCTAGTCCTATTATTGTGTACATATGCTTCTCATCTCCCCAAAGTTTTTCCCGACGCTAACATTTGTCAAAAAAGTACCAAATGGCGTACTTGAAAACTCAGAAATAATATCGTTAATCATTCGCGTATCTCCCTTGCTAAAATCTATAACAATACTATCATGAATAACGAAAGCTATCCTAGATTCTGATTGTGAGAGAATTTTTTTAATTTTTGATGCGCGATCCATAATCAAATCACTACAAGTGCTTTGTATTATATAATTCAAAGAATGGTACTCGTCGGATTGTATTTTTCTTTTATAAAAGTTTTTTACACACTTACCATCCCAGTAATTGCTTTTTACCTTTTCTCTATTATAGTGTTTGTCTAGAATTTTATCATAAGAATTAGGATTGTAAAGCCAAGAAAAAATATTCTTTTTTGCCTGATCGCGGGTAATAGAACTATTATATAAATTCAGCACATTCCACGAATGTATATCTTGAGTTGGCTGTGGCATATCCAGCAATCCTATCAAAACCCTTAACTCCGCAGCATTATAATCTAATTCTAGAAAAAAATCATTATTCGGGTTAACAATAGATCTATATTTCTTGTCCATTGTCAAAATAGGAAATGAATATTTGTTTGTTGTTAATCGTCCGGTCTTTGTCCCGAAAGCGTTATAGCTTATGTAAGGATTTGATTTTTTGACTCTGCTGTGGAAGGCTCTTACCCTTGGATCTTCATAGTTCTTTTTAAGAAACTCCATATCTATATTCAATCTCTGGTGGGATATGTCTGTAGTTAAAGAAACTATACTTTTTAACAATTCATAATTTTCTGGCTTCTCATAAGTATCAAATACATGTTTTGTAATTTTGTTCTTTACATCGCAAAAGTCCCTAACAAATTGCTCTGGGAGTAGATCAAAAAAGCAATTTTGTTGCATATCTATTTTTGAAATATAAAACGATTTATAAAAAGCCCTCATTTTGGACCAAACAAAGTCAAATTCTTCTTTGAATTGAGGAGGGCAAACTTCCTCTAGGCTTCTTCCAGAAACAAGTATCTGCGCGTACTCCACTGGTCGGGGTTCCAAAAAGGAAGAATATGCCCAAGTTTTCGACAAATTATCGGGTATTTGATCATAAATAATGTGACCATCGATATATATGCCCACACATTCTTTTTTTTCGTCTAACGCTTGGAATAACATCCTAAACCCATGCTATTTGTTTTTTGACCTGATTGTTAATATACTCCAAAGTCATATCAAAGTCAAGCTTTTCGTAAATCTCTTCGACTTTTAATATTTCTCTGTCAAGCATGCTGATTGGAGCGTTTACTTTCGTTTCTTTTAATTTTATTTTATAATACATTTTCAACCAAAACAAATCTTTAAATGCATTACAAAATTTATCGTAAGTTATCTTTGGGCGAGGTGATTCTCTGTACTTAGGCATCTTGTAAGGTGGACATTTTGAATATAGATCGTTATAGGTGATTTCTTGCAAAACAGTTGGGAAAGTGGAGGTGTATGCATCGTACATTTGGTACATATATCTTTTTAGGTTTTCTATATCAACCCTATAAGTTGGTATATAAGCTGTTTTAAAAACGTTGTCAACAGTGAGACCATACATAGACATATATTTTTCCATCGCTGGGGAGTTTAAGTTAGCTACGAGTCTCCAAGGAGCATTTTGATCAACTAAAAAGCCAAATTTCGCAGCAGACAACAAATAGAAATTGTAATTTGTACTCATTACAATTTTTCGAAACGTCTCATCAACTTTTGAATAATCTTGTTTAAGCGTCTCCACACACAGCCCAGTGCTGGTCGGGTTGTAGTACTTCGACATTATCATTCCAGTTTTTGTAATAGGAATCACTCGATCTATATTCACATAAAAATCGTTAAAAAATATTTTAATGAAGTGCTTGGCATTAAAAAGTTCTTCCTCTTTGCCTCTAGCTAACAAAGTCTCTTTAACATAGATTTCATAAAGATCTTTAATGTTTTGATCGTAAAAAGTATGCGGACTAGACCATGCTTTTTTTGCATCCCACCCAGAATTAATAAAGTCATCTGGTCTTACTTTTCTTGCTGCTTCGATTTTTATGTATCTTCGCATATCTTTAAATGCATCAGCTACAAAATTTAAACACAAAATTGGCTCACCGTCTGGAGTTTGTATGTTTTTTAAAAAAGCCTCATCAACATTTACTACATTATTTTCGCCATCGATTTTTCCATAATATGCATTCTTGCCAGAATGAAAATTGTGATACATACTTTTTTTAGTAAAAATCCTATTATAGGCAGCGTCCAGCCTAAAAGCATTTTTAGGTCCTGCCGAATTGTCTTTATCAAAAGTAATCTGTTTGTTTTTCTTGTATGCCATAATCTCTATTCTCCATTTTGAGTGGGGAAATTGTGAATGGATGCCACGTCTGTTGAGGGCGTTCTAAATTCCAACTTTGTGCCTCTGCTAACCTGATCAGGTCTCGCTGAATCTATTATCTTTGCTGAAACAACCGTTTCCCAAGAGGGATAATAGCTATGGCTAACTTTCTCTATCATATAATAGCCGCCCAGCCCCATTAAGTTAGAAACACTCCCCTTGTCATACGGGGACCCAAGACCACTTATAGTTGGGTCCAAATAAAGACTCCTTCCAACAAACAATAGATTGTTCCCAACTAAATTTAAATTCACATTAAAAATCTGCCACAACTGCTGAAAGGGGTTGTTTTTGTCCACATTTCTTGCTACAGCTACAGATTGGTTAATTGATGCTTTTTCAAAAGAAAAAGACTTTAAAAGACCCCTATCCGCACCTATGAAGAAGTGCGGGATATGAGCCCGCAAATTCCTCTCATATCTGTTTCCATCAGTAGAGCCAATATGGACAAACTGATTCAACCTCTCTTCGTATAGCTTTTCATCGTAAACCACATAGTATTCATAATGGTCCTTGGCGCTTTTGCCATAGAATGTACCACCACCTTTTCTCTCAAGTGTCGTTATGCCGCCAACGCCTTCCACATCGCTCAAGCCTCCGGGCACTGCCACAAGCTGTTTGACCATCTGTGGCTTATAATCCTTGGCAACTTCTTCATTTCTCTTGACCCTAAGCATTGCGCTTAGAAATGATGTGACCAGATCTTTTAAAAAATCTATTAATGCTCGCATCTTTATATCTTTCTTTATGTAGTTGTTCTGAAAGAATTCAGAATACGACTCTAGCGAAATTGGCAAATGTGCTATATTTAAAACATCTACGGGCATGCCTGCTGAAAACTGATAGCCCACTGTATCCAAAATAATCGCGAACTGATTAGCCGTAAGCTCTTCGTAAATGGTTGGATTTATTTCTATAATGGTCTCTATCAAGTCCCCAAAAAAGAAATATGATATGGTTCTCTGATGGGCAACTGGTACAGGTGGGACGGTGATATTCTTATCAGCCTCAGATGCTGCATCTTCTTTAAATGTTCCAAGCACAGCATCAACTTGATCTTGCGATAGCATAGGACCTTTATTGTTACCATTGCCAAGATCAAAAACATCAGCTTGAATCTCGTGGATCATTTGGTTATCAGCCATATGTTGCATAATTGCGCCATACAAGGTGACCTTATCCAACAATCTAGTTGGGTACCCAATTATAGTATCGGAGACTTCAGATCCCTCATCGGGTTCACTTTTCTCCATCTGCTTCCTCAGTCCAAATATATCGCTACTACCCGCAGTGAACCACTCGACGTTAGCACTAGAATAGCTCATAGACGCATCTAATTTTCCTGTGGGGTCGAAAACTACATCATAGTCCACCAATTGTAGTCGAAACATCTCCTCCTGCTCTCGCAGAGCCGCCCTTAATTCGCTGTTAACCAACACACCGTTGCCGGACGGAACTTCGTATCCAACTTTTAAAACTATCTCATACGCTGACTTATCGTAATCTTCTGAAGAGCTTGTATTGGCGAAGGCAAAAAGATCCACATATTTAAAGCCTTCCCTGTCCGTGACCAAGGTTTCTGCATTTTGAAACACAAACTCTATTGTGCAGCCTATCAATGTCTCTGCGGTTGCCATATCCTGATTTTCGTAAACGAAACTAACATTCTTTATCCCAACATCATCACCCCTCTGGTGTCTATTGGCAAAAACATCCTTAATAAAATTAATAGAATCCGTGGTATATGGTATAAAAATTTCCTTTTCAATATTTCCCTTCTCATCTCTGTATATTTTAAAAAGCTGGATCTTGGGCATAAGGGATGAAACTTCCAACGTAGTCATTTCTAAAATTTTACGCAATGAAGTAGTTTTTATAGACTTCAGTCGATGCGGAGGCGTATGCAATGCCTCCGGGTCGGAGGTTCTGATGTAATTCTTTGGTGCGCCACGGAAAGAATAATAAGCGCCTGCCGCCAAGCTCATTTGACCTAAAGCACTCATCAATATCTGTTGGTCTGAGAATTTATAAGAAAATTTTCCCTCTAACTTGCCACCGATGATGACGGGAGTAAAATTCCCTATACCCCCTGTGCCTCCGGGGGTATCGCCAGCGGGGGTATCGCCTTCATTTATTGATCCTCTTCCTGCGCCGCCTTCTTCGCCTTCTCTTTCTCTTTCCTCTATTTCTTCTATTATTTCTGATAATGGCTTTTCCTCATCTATTGGCAGGTCTGTCCCGAATGGATCGCCGGGAGGCAATAGGTCAATTATGGGAGCTTCGGTTCCCCCTGCTGGTACTGGCTCTTCGAATCCCAAGTCTTCTTCGCTAAAGCCACCTTCTGTCAGCAGCCATTGTTCAAAATCAGCCTGTAGGAGTTTAGCCTCCGGCTTTCTGGATGCGAGTGACGGAAAAGATCCTTTTATGGCTTGCCTATATGCAAAACCAAGAAATTCTTTTGGGGATGCGTTGGTTGTGAATTTTAACACACATATTCCATAATCATACCCGAGATCGAGACCATCAATATCAAGTCTCCTGTCATCAATCATAGAGTATTGGTATTGCTCACCGTCTGGGAGTGTGACGATCCAGTTCATCGTGCGCATGTCTGGATGTCCACCTTCGACAACGTACTTGTTTTGCGATAAGGTTCCGAATTCTGTTTTTATAAGCTCAATAAGCTCCTGCTCAGTTAAGCCCTGTTGTGGCAAAGTCTCTTGGTCCTGTGTTGACATTTTATACTCCGTAAAAACCCAAAACTCTCTCTATGGGGTGAGGTATATATATAATGCTACCAAACCTGACGTGTGCCTCTGTTGGGCGTTGATTAAAAAAAGCCACAACCCACCACAAAGAAGAGTCGCCATAGTTTTCAAATGCTAACTTATAATACATATCTCCATAATGCCAGCGGTGTGCAACAATATCCAATTGAGACACTTGTGACTTAGTGGGATATCTTAAGTGTCTAGTGCCATATTGCTGTATTTGCTTGACGCCTCGATCCTCAAATATATATTCATACACCTGACTATTGTTTATAAATTTTTTTGTCCCTGCATATCTTGATGGCATTTATTTATTCCTATATAGATTATATCTAATTTTTATTTACTTGTTAAAAAGGCTCGACAGGAAACGTCTCCCTGTACTCTTCACCAGTCTCTGGGTCAATGCTTATGATTTCACCTTCTTCGAAGTCGTCATCGCCACCGCTGCCGCCGCCGCTATTTCCACCGCCAGAGCCGTCGCCGGGGACTAGAACATCTCCGGCTCCCGGATTTGGCTTAACCGAATCCTCTTCGCCGGGATCGATCCCATTGTCTGTTCCCCCGTCTTCAGTCTCTTCGTTTCCGTCTCCCGCCTGACCGTCGCCGGAGCCGCCAGAGCTTCCGGGAACGTCGCTTCCGGGTGGGGGAGTAGGAACAGGCATTGTGCTAAAGTCCCCATCTCCGCTACCGCCGGAACCGCCGCCGGTTCCGCCATCACCTCCGCCGCCAGCACCGCCACCGCCTCCAGTATCGGGTGCGGGGGTTTCTGGCTCGTCTGATGCTACGTTCCAACCCAAATCATAATCATGTAGAACGTGCAACGTGAATCCAACATTAATTATTTTAGGATATATATATTCTGTCGGTCCTCCCGTTCCAGCAAGTACTCCCTCATACGCTCCAAAATTAAAGTCTGGATTTATATTTAGTCCGTCCAACGAACCTATAAGATAATTTGAATAGTTGCCACCCAAAGCTTTACCGATACTCGATAATAATTGTACGTGTTGTATGGCAAAAAGAGGCGGAGATGATATCACCCTATAGTTTTTTTGATGCTTTTTATAAGTCGGGTATAGCATTTGTGGAAAATGTTTTGTGACTATTCTATAGTTTGCTCTTGCTTCCTTAAAATCTGCCGCCACCACCTGAAGTTGCACAGTTAAAAGACGCGACGTATTAGCAAATACGTGTATTGGATCCATTCTTCCATACACTGGCTCTCGGGTCCAATTTGAACGATATACCTCGTTCAGCGACGTTAAGTAAGCAAAAAAACTTATATCTTTCTGACTTGGGATGTGAAAAATATTAAATAATTGTCCTTTCGATTGTGCTATTTTTGCCGGATCAACATAGCTGCTTCGTTTAATATCGAACGTGTCAGGAGCCATTTTCCTGTCTGCTGGTTTTAGTCTTCTTTTTACTGCCATTTATTTTTCCTCCAACATCACATCCCCGGATAGCCTATTCTTGAACCTATAGATTCACGTCGCGTGGCATCATTCTGAGGTAACTGCTTTCTACTAGGGTCGGTGCCTTTGTTGATTTTGTCTACTGCTGTTTTTTCCACAAAAGCCTTGACAGCTAAATTATCTGCCAATCTCAAAGTAACCTCGGGCGGAAGAGTTTCCCCGGATTCCTTTGTTTCTTTGACCATTTCAATAAAATTCTCAAGAGTATTGGAATCAAACACTGAAATGTTACCAGCGTCCTCTATCTCTTGAAATGCCGTTTCGACAGGGAAGGCAAAATTCTCACCCCCTGCTGGTATCATTATTTTGTTGGTGAGTGGATCATACGAAGACCCAAATTCGCCAGCCAAAGCTTGCTCTAAAAGCATCTCCGTCTCTTCATAATTTATGGTATCTATATATGGCTCATCTTCAGGAAAACCCGATTTTTGCATTATCTGAGATACGACCACATCTGTTAACCCCAGAGCATCTGCGATGGGCTTTGCTGCTCCAAGAGTGTTCATAAACTCCATCCCCATCTGGGTTCCGATGCCCTTAAATCCGGATCGCATCGCACTTATAGTAGCTTCGTCGGATCGCGCTGCTTTTATAGCCTCCAGCATTCCCTCTGGGGAGGTGGGTAAGCCGATTTCCAATAACAGTTCATTTATAGATTCTCGCATAACTTTGGCTTGTTCCGAAACCGGATCTCTTGCTACCTCTACACCCAATCTCATTAACTCATCTGCCAAATCTGACACCATGGGGAAATCAAGACCTGCGCCTTCAAAGGCAGTTAGTGTCAGGTCTTGAATCCCTGTTTTAAATTGCTGTTGCAAGGTGACAGTTGATTTCGACAATTCATCAAATTCTGCGTCTCGACCTTCAAGCTGCTTGGCTTCTATTCTTTCTATTTCCTGATCTGTAAGCACTCCCCTTCGCAATATCCTAACTGTTTCCTGAACGGTTTTATTCAGCGTTCGAGAAAGCGCGAATAGTTGGGCTCTTCCTGCTGTCGTCTCTTGCAATTCATCAACATCAACTCTTCCTTGTATTCCCCTAACTAACTCATTTACGAGCCCCGCTGGTCCTTGTTCAAACCTTGCCCTAACCAGTGCTGCCGGGTCTCTGAATATTGGTTGTCCGAATATTGCATTGATTTCTTGTATTGTTTGCCCTGCGGTGCCATACTCTGTAAACTTGTCTGCTATGTCTACAATCCCTTGGGCGTCCACCCTTGCTTTTCTTCCCAAAAGGGAGACTTTTGCTATCTCTGTACTAGCGGAGGAGCCAAATAAAGCCAATGTTGGTATTAGCGCTTGAAAATCTTTTGAAAATTCCTTTGGCAACACTCCCAGATCTCTCATCTGCATTGTTAAACCTTTGAAGGCAGCTGTGGCGATCTCTATCGATTCTATTCCCTCATCGGTTACCATAGATTCTATAATTTTTCCAACACCTTCTTGTGCCAACTGCTTTGATTGAGCGATTAATGTAGCAAGGTTAACTATCGAACCTTCATGTTCCAAATTTAACATAGCAAAGCTCTCAGAAGCATCATCGACTTCTGCATGCAGCTCACTTAATGGTATTCTTGTTCTCGCGGCTTCAAGTGCCAGTCCTTTGTGCACTTCATTGGTCTTTTCAACAGTGCCTATATAGGGAATCATTTTTCGGCGCGTTTCATCTAATTCTAAAACGAATAAGCCAACTTCCTTCATGACTGTGCCAAAAAGACTAAAAAGACCTTCCATAACTGGTACTAAAAGTTGCATAAAGGCCGAAGACAATTGCTTAAGTGCCTCCATTCCTGCTTCACCAACAAACCCTAGTGCCTCACCAAGCTTGCCCAACGCAGTAGCAAGCCCACCACCGAATATCCCACCGCCGATGCCGCCAGCGCCACCGCCTCCGCCGGTAAAAATTCCCCTTATCCTTCCGAAAAGACGAACAAGAAGAGGTCCAAGTCCGGCAAGTGGTGCCATAAGCCCTGCTTGTTGCAATTGTTGCTCTTGAAATGCCGGGGAATCTGCCATATTTATAAGTTCGGGATTGCCAGCCGCAAAAGCACCCTCTGGTGTTTTAGGTGTGTCTATTTGTCCCTGCGATCCAGAAATGGTTTGAAAGTTCTGTTCAACCATATTAGCCATATTGGCTGCCTGCTCTGAATTCAGCTGTTTAATGTTTGTAAAAAGCTCGACTGCTTTTTGGTTTGATTGAATTAAAAGATCTAGCTCTTCGCGAGGCAAAGCAGCGTTGGTCCCCCCCTCTTTCATTTCTTCAAAGGCTCTCAAGCTTCTTTGCGATTCAGCTATTTCCGATTCAATTGTTTTCTCTCTAACTTCCTGCCTTTGGTCTAGAATCTCATGAAGCTTTATTGTCTGAGATTCTAGCCGTCCGAGCATAGAATCCCCAAGCAAACCCTCCATTTCAGCGAGTTCTTTTATTTTCTGCATATACTCGTCCATTGCCTTCATAGAGGCTTGGATTTGTTCTGGGGTTTTTATTTCATTATCATCAGCCATACTTTATTACCTTACGGGCCATTTTATACCTGTCATTGATTCGAAATCGGACACAGAGGCTTCAAGCTTGTGGCGTTGAGCCATTGCCCTTGGGTCATCTATCTTTGTATCTCCCAAAACTTTAATATATTCAAGCTCATTTCCTAAAGCCTTCGCGAACGAGCGCACTTTTGATGCGTCTCCTTTGACAGAAATGGGTGCGCCCTTTCCTGTAACCATAGCTTTTAAAATTTCCTTAACACTGTAAGCAAAGTTTTTTAAGTATTCTTCATTTATCTCATTTTTAAACTCTATAACAGCGTTGCACATCTTGTCTTCGTTAATGTTATTCATATTTTAGTCCCTCTTCTTAAATAGTTGTATAATACAAAAAAATAGGACCAAAAGCGGTTGCTTTTGGTCCCATATTCATTATCACCGTTTTTTGCTTTCTTGTGCAGACTTCTTTCTAGCTTCGGCTCTGGTTTTATAGTATTTTACCAATCTTTTTAAAAACCACTTTCTAATCCTGACTGGTAGGTTATACGCTTCTTGAAATGACCAATTACCATGCATCTTTAAAGTGAAAATCTGCTCATAAACCTCTTCGATCTGTTCACTCGTTAGGCCAAAAAAAGTTAATGTTAATCGGTACCTCCAATTCCTGTTCATAGCCACAATTAAGGCAGGAAAAATGACTCATAACACTAACTTTGGGAATTATGTTTTTGTATACCGTTCTTAGCTTTCTCGATTCCATAGCAGGCATTGTATCAATATATTTATTTATGTAAGCACGATCTTCATTCCCGTTTACGGAAATAACATAACATTTGAGAGAATCAGTTATTAAAGAATCTTGTAATTTATTTTTATTTTTAGATTTAATTACCGAGGCTAATTTTTTCTCGTCATGACCGTTCATAGCCTTAACTTCTATTTTGGAATTCATTTTTGTTAACTCAATTAAAAATGTTCCCCTTTCCGTCTCTGAATATGAGACTGTGCCATAAAAATCGTTATACTGTTCACTGCTGTCATTAACAAATCTGGAGTCGTTTAAATCAAAAGTAAATTCCGTTTTTTGTTTACAAGATGGACAAGTAATTTCTGTTTCATAATCTGGTCCATATCCTGTTACTCTAGCAGCAATCAAAATAGCATTTTTGTCCCCAATAAGGATGTCGTCTGGGTGCACCCTGTCCACCATTATTGACTGCAACAGCCTGTCAAACACCACGCCTCTTTTTATCAGAGATGTGGAAGCCAATATATCTTCCTCTTTCGCTGTCATATACTTTATTTCTACAGACTGCTTATTGTGGAGGGGGTGACCATCTGGATAGTACTTGCCCTTTGATGGCAAGTCTACAAACTCTGTCGGAATCGTAAAACCCATCTGACCTATAGGTGCCGCCGGGGGCGGCACTTCGGGGTCTGTTGGAATTTGATAATCTTGTTTTGGAGGGGTCACTGGAGGGGGCGGACTTCCTAATCTGTCCTCATTATTTCTTTCTGTCATCATAGCCTCTTTTAGATTTTATTATCGATTACTATAACTATAACACATTAGAAAAAAATGTAAAGAAATTTATTGATTATGGTCCAACGTCTGAGTTTGGTATTTGCGTCCTCTGATTATTGTTGTAAGGTGCGCGGATACCCAAGTTTTCGATTGTTGCCCAGTCGTATCTCACTTCTATATCCATATTAACCATAGCATCGTCTTCATAAGAATATTCGCCCATATTGACATTTTTCAAAAATGCATTTTTAAGAGTCCATATCTCAACAGGACTTCCTTGTCCATCGTATCCGGTAATGGTGACTGGACTAATAGCATCAGTCGAGTTTATCTTGTTGAGAGATTGATATGAATATCCATCTCCTGCAAACTGTTTATCTGGGAATTCGTAACCAGAAGCAATTAACATTTTCATTAAAATACCCGTGGAATCCGGATTTATTGCATCCACAGTGGTGAACCTGAGTGTTTGCCACTCTACTCTTCCCGGATAATAAAAGGTGTGATTGTAAAAAGCATGCCTTGTTTCAGTAATGTTAAAGCTTGGTCGATTCACTCTGGTGATTGTCCAGATTGGTAAGCCTCCGACATCGAAGGTAAATCTATATTTTCTTTTAGGCTCACTCCGGGTATCGGACCAAAAGCTATCATTTGAATCAAAGTCGTCTGTGTATTTTGCCATCTTGTTAGTTCCTTTTGTATTTATAGCCTACAGTATAAATAGTATTCTTTTTAATTTTTTAGTCATCAAAACTAGCACCAGTGTTCGTAATGTTGAAATCAATTGCAATGTATTCAATTGCTCTAGCTGGCTTCAAGAAGATCTTTGCGTACATAATATTTCTATCAATCAACTCTGGGGTTGTTGTAGTTTCATCTAACACAACTTTAAAGTCAGTTAAACCGAACGCTGTTCGAATGTTGCTTAGAAACGGATCTACTTGCGCTTTAAATCTGTTCCAAGTTGTTTGTACATTTTGGTCGAAAAGAAGATCAGCAGCAATTCTAGAAACCTGCTTCTTCACATAAATCATCAACCTTCTTACGTTAATTCTGTCCAGTGCGGATGGAGTAACTTGAAGGGTTTTTTGTCCAAAGATCACAATTCCCTCTTGTGGGAAAGATGCAATTGGATTGACGTTATTTTCGTAAAGATCGTCTCTTTCTCCAGAAGTTAACTTAGAGCGAACGTTCGTAATTGGGAATCCTGCTGCGCCACGGCTCAATCCGCCTCTGTTGAAGCCAGCAGGTGCAAACCATAGAGCTTTTTGCTTGTCTGAGAATGCCATTGCTCCTATCGCTGCAATCGATGGGGGTGCCCATAGAGAACCTCCAGAAATGTCATCAGTCATTCTAACCCAAGGATAATAAGTGCACCCATAGCTGGAGTTCATTCCTCTGCGTTGCATATTAGTAACAATTTCATCGACGTGATTCGTAGAAATTCTTGATTGCTCAGTTCCTCCCGTCTCTGAAATTGGTAGATAGCCACCTTTAGGATCAATGATCGCCAATGCGTCAGCTCTGTCTTCACAGATATTTACTGCATGTTGTGTCAGTGATTCGTTGGTAATTCCCGGAACAGCCAGCAAGTTCATTTCAACAAACTCTGGATCTGCTAAGATATCAAGTGCTTTTTTAACCGAATAGTACATAGCATATGTTTTTTCCGTTGCGTTATCGCGAATCGCTCTGCTATTATTAAGAGGCTCTGGCTCTGTAATATCAAAGCCATCAAACCCTCCGAACAGTGGAGATGTGAATCTGTCATAACCAGCGTCAAGAATATCCTTGTAAGATCCACTTCTAGCCGTTACTGATTGACCCGTTGCTCTAGAGCCGGACGAGTATGAGTAAGCGCCATTTAAACTAGCACTTAAGTCGTCCAGAGTAAAGATAAACATTCTCTTTGTTTCAAAACCCTCTGCAAACTGTGCATAATCGGTTGGCAATGGTCTTAAGAGGTCTAAGTTGCTAGATTCGAAGTTTGTATTTAAACTTCCACTGTCTGTGCTATAACCAAAGTAAGCCAATGTTGGATCAGACAAATTCCCATCTGATGCATTGTTTCTCAAGAAGACGGATGGGAATTCATAGGTGCACGTAAACTCTCCACCTCTCCGAGTCTTATATGCCACGTATTGGTCTGAAGTGTCAGAGGCGTGGAAGAAGTCCGCCGCGAGTGCACTAGCTGACATAACGTTATCAATTGAGCTGCTCATATATCCCGGATTAGCATAAATAATGCCCGGTAATGAGGTGGATCCTGTCAGTGTGCTCTGAATTGCATTAAGCCTTGGACTGCCGTCAGCGCCGGTCCAGATTGGAAGTGCACCAAACTGCACGGGGGTGGCGGCCCTTTTGAATGTATTCCCGAAAGCACTTCTAATGTTTATGAGACCGGAATCGTCGCCAGCGCTATATATCGAAGCAGTGTGTGTCAGAACGGAAGCTGTTGCCGCTGCTATCATATTAAGAGCACCTCCAGTAGATCCAGTCGTGAATTGTGCTTGGAAGTCTTGTCTCTTTAGTGGTCCTTGAACACCAAATGGAAGCAACTCTGGGTTTGCTGTTCCCAACTCTACTGACTCTGCTACCTCAATTCTAATGAAGTTTGAATTATTTGGATAAGTCCCGTATTCAGTAATTCTTTTCTTTGTGTTATCCCACTCATAATAAGCATCACCAACCTTCCTAGCCACATAAGCATCAGAATTTGGATTTAGATTACAATTATCATATCTTTCTACAATCATTGGTCTAGAGTCATTATCTCTAAGTGACCTAATGACAATCGAGAAAGTTCCATATGGATCTACATCGACTCTGTTGGAATACTTAATATTTTCAATGGATATTTTAAATTGCTTCTGTTCTGACTCGCCCGTACTCAAAGTATGGAACTTGAACAATCTAGGACATATTGCTGCGCTATCTGCGTCAAAAGCTGGAGTCAGTTGATTTTCGGTCACGTTTGAACTGGCTGCTGTTGTTCGCATGTCCTGAGACATAAACCAGCCGGTTTGTCCGGGGCGTGTTGCTGCTTTGAATACGTGACCACCCTGTGTGCTTGTTGCAAGTGGTGCGATAAATCCATAACACTGAGTTCCTGTTATCTTTGTGGCAACACTCTTTTCGAAAGTTTCTCCCAAAAAGTAATTCTTTACGGCTGCGGAATCTACTAGCGAACTGTTCACCAAAGTTGGATTAGTGTTGAAAACTTTGCGTATGTAATATTTTGAATTTCTGTCAAAGTTAAACGTTAACACATCTGACGGTGTGCCTGCGTTATCAGACCCCGAAGTGAACAATTGTGCTGTAAACGTTTGAGCTGGGCTTGTTCCTACTGAGGATTTGATTAAGGTCATCGAGCCCGACACCGTTGGTGCATATGCTGAAGTTTCTGCTCCGGGTGCCAAGGTACCGGAGAGGATAATGCCTCCCGAATTAAAATACCAAGTGGCAGCTAAGACACCCTCGACGGAGCCGGTTGAGCCAAACGAGGCAGAAGGAAACGGGTTCTGAAGGAAAAGCCCGTAAGCTCCACCGGGGTTTTCTTGATTTGAGGGTGTAGACCCCATCAGCCAACCTGCTGCGGAGTTGTCTGTGGCTGATCCCACCTCCGGGTGCTGATCTCCCAAGACTCTCACTACCGTTACAGGAGATCCGTTTTTAAGCCATGCAGCCGCTGCATATGCGCCATATGTTGGCGCTGTTGGAATTCCGCCTCTCCAGACGTCATTGCTCTCGTCGCCACGTATTGGCTCTCCAAAAATTTGTATAAGTTCTGATAAAGATTCTATTCTGGTTGGTAGGAATGCTGGTCCCCTTCTAAAACGACCAATAACCACTGGTCCGACAGGGGGGGCTGTTTTTGTTAACTGTGAGTTGTCAATTTCCTTGACAAAAACTCCGGGGGAAACAAACTTAAAATTCTTAGCTGACATTGTTGCGAGTCTCCTTTTATATTCTCTTGGAATAAAAACAATTTTTCTTAAGTAAATAGTAAGGAGCAACTAGAAAGGACAAAATTATTCAATATATCCGGTTCTATCTGAGGAATATGGATTTTTGCCTCTGGCTTTACCGTCTCCAGAATACTCTGGTATGTCACCAAATACGGTTCTTTCTCTAGGTATTTTTACTTCAACAGCGTTCTCTCTGACACTCACAAAAGGTCTTTTATCATTGGCTCCCTCGCCCACAAGATAACCTAAAACTTTTATATCTATAGAAGTTTCGAATTTTCTCTCCTCGCCGTCCATTGAAGAAATGTTGTTATTTTGTGCAAAATTACCCTGCACAAAAGCTTCATACTTATGGTCATCCCTCTTCAGCATTAAGTGGTTAATGGTTCCGGGTCTGGTTGCAAACACCTGTATTAATTCATTCATCTGTTGCTGGTATTCTGTCCTCAATACCACCCTATAAGTGATATCGACATATACTATTGGCGGCACAGAAATTGTTTCATAGACCACTTTCTTGTTGTCTGATCGGCGTATAAACTTTGGTCCAGTCGTTGGGCTGTTGACTGGATACTTCCTTGCTTGATCTGCATTATTAAATTCCGAAGTCTTTTTTTGTTGAATTCTTCTTGCCACGACTAAGCCGCCGCCTTTTTCATCAGTATTGGCAAGTTGATCACCATAGTATGCACCCCTCGTTGTTAGGTCTTTTACAACAGAAGCCCTCTCTATCGTTATAACAGGCATAATTATTGCGCCCTCATCATCTCTAAGCTCTTTTTTGTTTTTAATTTGATGTGACCTCTCAGCCGCAACCCAGATAACTGGTACCTTTTCGAACCCCTTGTTTGTGGTCACACTAAAGTTTATTTCTTCGTTCATATAATCATATATGGAATAATCTATTGTTTCCATCGTGGAAGGAGAAAAAGAAAAATCCTTCAGTCCGTGCGGGTATTTTTTAGAGATTGGCTCTGGTGGCAAATCTTTGTAGTCGTCGTTACGTTGCATCGAATACCCCCCTTCTTGCTCTTGTACATCTAGCTAATATTTCCATTTTATGGTCCACTTGTCCAAATATTTGCTTTGGTTCATCCAAAGATAGAATCTCATACAGAAAAGTTCCATACAAAACAAAATCTCCCTCTCTAACGAAAAGATCTTGGTCTTCTGTTAGCCTCCTCTTGTGAAAAAACACATCAATTGAAGATTTTTTATCAATACCAATATTGGTATTTGTTGACTCAATACCTTGCCACTGCACTAATGCATGTACTCTCACGGGAGGCAAAAAAGTCTTCTTTATAGCCTCACCGTACAAGGGATGAAAGTTTGTGTGCTCTAAACTTATTGGATAATAGAGGACAGTTTGACCTATAACTCTTTCAATGATCTCATCATTAATCTTCTTAACGAGATCACGCTCCTTTTTCCCCGTAAACAGGGGCGGAGGAGGGTTATTAGGTTGTGTCCATTTGTTTTTTTTAGCCACTGATTATTACCCCACGAATACAGGCAACGGTACTCCCTGCATTGTTTTTGTCGTGTTTTCTATTTCTTGCGCTGTTTCTTCGGCCAACTTAGGATATTCCATAGATTCCAATATTTCTTTTAATTCATCTCGCAGAGCTGTCTGTTCTGCTTTTCCTTCCGAAACGAGTGTGGGACCGTTAAGGGTGACACTATCTCCGGGTATGGGCAAAGAAGCAAATTTGCTCCTTGTGTTCCCTAGCATCTCTTTACAAACTGCTAGCGCGAATCTCCTTATCCACTGTTTGCCAATAGAATTTATATTTAAATATTCTATGTTTTCAAAGGGGAGCGTGTTCATATTGTTGATTCCTCGAACACCATGCTTATCCTCGGCTACATCCCACGCATCAGCCGTGACACCAAACTCAACCCACATCTTTGTTGGAGAGACACTAGTTGCGTCTGGGAACAGCCTTAATTTATTGTTTTTAATCTCATAGGAGTAGTGAGATAGTCTGGTATAGATAGCGTCTTCGAATGCCATAGCTTGTGACTTGTTCTGCCAGACTGGGATTACTTCAAATGTAGAATCATCGGCATATTGACCGTAATAGGACAAATTGCCCACTGTGTTTAGCCCTCCAAAATATCCAAAAAATCTCCACATAGCCTGTGGTGTTTTATAGAAAACTTTTCTAATGGTTACTTTTTTATTGCCAACCTTGTTGTAAAATGGACTATCTGAGTCACTGGTTGATGTGCTTTCAATGATTGATTGTAAATCATAATCTTGTTGACCCACTGTGGTATCAAAAGATGCAGAATATATTGGCACATCTCCACCAAATCCACCCTCTGTAGCTACAGTGCTAGCCACTCTTTTTGCGTATTCAAAATTAAATCTTGGATATCTAGTTTCAATATTAGAGCCACTTAAAACTTCTCCGCTAACAATTTCCCCGTCTTGATCAAAGGAGCCGGTTGTGTTCCCCAAAAGGTCTGACATTGCGTTTCTTGCTTGGTGAACATTCACAAGGTATGAGTATTCTAAAACAGCCTCTTCATACGCAGCATACACCTGAAACTCAGTCAGTTCCAGATCAAGAATATCTCCGCCTAGTTTTTGATAAACATAAGATACTTGATCGGACGCACCCTCTTTGAAAGCGGTGGCGGCTGCGTCAGTTGGAGCCTTTGCTACATACACCCCATATGGCAGTGGGTTAGTTGCAATATTGACATTATCTGTGTTGCCAGTTATAGGCAGAATAGACACACTTGTGTTGCTAGATGGTGTCAAAGTTGGAAGAGCCATATTTTAGATCTCCTTATTTTAAAATACATTTCACTAGTAGTAATTAGTTTTGAACTCCTGTTATGGATATAATCAAATAAAAAAAGCCCCGCCAAATAAATGGCGAGGCTCTTAATGTGTTGAAAATCTAATCGATTTAACCGTTCAGATCGCGCACAATGACAAGACCGTACATATCAGGTCTAACCATCTTCTTGGCATAACGGGTCATAACACCCTTACGAGGTACGAAGTCCTCTACACCGAAGATAGTTGGTGTCACCTGTAATGGTACATATGGTGCGTACACATATCCGCTCTCAAGGAACGATCCACCCTTGCGTCCAACAAGAACAGCGTTTCTTGGGAAATAAGGATCAACGTATACATCCCACTTCTTGCTCAACGACCCAACGTTAACAGCACCAACTGTTCCCTTGTCGGAATCAGCAGTTACATTAGCGCGGAATCCAGCAGTAAACTCAAGAACATTCGCAACTTCTGGTGAACAAACAACAAAGTTTGCTCCGCCGCGAAGAGTTTTTCTGTGGATTTGAGCCGATACATCGTTAATGGATTCGATGAGAGTCTCATACCATTCAGAAACAGTACCGGTGAAGTCTGCACCCATCAAAGATTCGTTATCTAGAGTTCCACCAATTTGTGCACCAGTTTCTCTGTTTAGGAATCTACCCGGACGACGTGACCAGTAAATGGTCCCAGCAGTTGCGCCTGCGATGAGGTCCTTAAGGATCTCTCTATCAATCTCAAGAGCAATTTGCTCAGAAAGAATGCTTGTAAGCTCAACTTCTGCATCAAGGTTGTGGTAAGCATTGAGATCTTGTCCCAATTCTGGTGTCCACTTAGCCTTGAGCTTCTTGGTCAACGCAGTGACACTCACGGAATCAACTTTGATGTTAATTTCTGGAATGTTTTCGTTGTTTTCGAGTCCCCAGTCAGCAGCACCCGCTACAACGCCAATGCTGTCTGCTGCTGCTGCAACCGGATTGCCATTGAAGTTGTCTTCGATTACGAAGGTAGCACTGACTTCAGAACCAGTGACGGCGGCTGCGAGGTTGTTCGCAAGAGTGTTGCCGTCAGCCTCAGTACCAGTAGCTCCAGTATTGGAACCAGTAGATACAAATACCAGATTGAGTGTAGCTTTGTTAGACCCAGTGGCGTATGATGTAAGTCTTCTTACGTGTCTACCTCTATGGTAGTTAGTACCGTTTGCTGCTACAGCGCCCGGAATTGTGACTTGCAATCCAATGAGATTGTCTTTATTAAGCCTAGTGCCATTGGATCCAGTAAGATTGTTTGCCCAATCCGCAAAAGAGGCAACAACCACAGCCGAACCAGAAGGAATGTCTGCATCATATGCAGCTAATTTTGCCGCATCGGAAACATCGTCACCCGGCCATGCGTTGATCTGAGCCACAACTTGTAGGTGAGCATCATCAAGGTCAACCGACTGAGTTGGTGATGAGTATCCGTTGTTAAGAGCATAAAAGCCTTTCTCTGGACTCTGATCATCCGTATTAAGTGTCATCCCAAGGTCAACACCGCCTGTCAATGCTTGACCGACAACATCTCCACCGTAAAGTGATTCACCTTGAACTGCACCTGCTGCACCTTTGCCTTCACCATAAGTAAAGTCAAGGAAGAAGATGAGTCCGGATGGGAGGCTCATTGGCTGAACGCTGACAAGATCATTAGCAATTAGGCTACCGAATACACGTCGAACGATTGGGAATGCAACTGCTGCAAAACCCTCGACATCTCCACCAGCCATGGTGGATGCCGCTTCTCTCAAAAGCTCTTTCGCTTGGTTTTCAAGCAAACGAGCCATACTGTTCTTAGACTGATCGTTATTCAATCCTTCAAGAAGTCCAGTGTTTTCCCACTTCGCAAGTAGGGCAGCACCTTCCTTCTGGAGATCACGATTAACGATGCCTTCAGTTAATTTATTTAAAACTGACATAGTTTTATTTCTCCTTTTTAGTTTAATTAATACCAGCCAAACGTTTCATACGATCCAGTTTTGGATCGGCTTCCTGTTTAGCCTCGCTGCCTTTAAGCAAAGCTGAAGAACGCTTTGTTACCGCCTCGCTAAGTGATTTCGGAGCGTGTTTTTGTTTAACTCGCTCTCCCACTGCGCCTTGAAGGGTCTCGTAAATTACTTTTGCCTCTTCAACTGTTTTAGAATTTGAAATAGCTTCGACAATTTTATCTTTTTGTCGCCCATTCAACGAGTCACTATTCAAAGTCTTGTTTGTATAAAGCAACCTAGCATTTTGCAGGTTAACTTCACTTAAAGTATCTTTTACCTTGTCGGCGAAGGCTCTCATCTCTTCAACCCCTTCGCTCATTGTTTTTAGTTTTTTCTCAAGGATTTTGTTTTGTTTTTGCGAAAGCACTAGCGCTTCCTTAAGCTTGTCCATTTCCTCATCATCACTATCATCATGGGCAGCAAGAGCCTCTGCTTCAAGCTCTGCTTGGCGAGTCTCATATTGTGGCTTTTCTAGCCAGCCTGTTTTTTCTGGATGAAAGTCAAGGGTGAGTTTTTCTGCAATATCTTTTAGTTTCTCTTCTGAAATTTCAATTTCATCACTATTCTCAAAAAGATTTGCCAAATCAATTTCTTCATCTATATTACCAACATCTTGGCTCACTTCAGAAGAGTGCTCGGCGGCTTCTAGTTCTGTTGAAATTTCTTCGTGCTCCATCATATCTTCAGGGTCAGTCTCTTCTCCTAGAGTTGCTTTTACCAATTCTTCCAATTGGTCTAGATTTAACTCCAAAGGCTTGTCTCCAGACATCTCTAAGTCATCTTCAACCGATTGTGATGGTACGGGTTGCACGGCGGCATATTCCATTTCGTCTTCTGGTGCTTCGTTTAGCATAGCATCAACCGCTTCTCGTATCTCTGTTGAATATTTTTCGATTATTTCTGATTCGGCATTTTTTATAGCCGCATCCTTAAGGGCTGCTGCGTCCACAATTGCTTGTTCTAACATAGATGACATTTTTTGATCTCCCAAATTTTATAAATAAAAAGAATAATTTTCCAGTAATAATTAGTCTCTTTATATTCAAAAGATCCAAAAAAACACACTTTGTCCTAAGAAATCACAAGGTTATCATTTTTATCCCAATAAATATTGGTATTCCCCTCTATAAATGAAGATATTGCTTGCAAATAAAATTCCATTTCTCCGGGGCTCATTTTCTTTATGTTGACTTGATATATACACCATTGAATAACGGTGTTAACTAGGAAGGCTTTTTTCGCATATACAACGTTATCTTCAACACGATAATCTTTATCGTATGCCCTTATGTACTCCAAAATATCTTTTCTAGATGCGATTTTCATAATATATAAAGATGAACTCGGGGGTCCTTAGACCCCCGAATCCAAATTAAGAATTACTTCTTAAGGTTTGTGATAACTTTTTTCAAGTCGTCGATTTGAACTTGTTGAGCCTTTACAGCCTCTACGAGAACAGAAGTAAGCCTTGAATAGTCAACACCGTGGATTCCGTCATTACCTACGGACACGGCTTGTGGGAGAACGCTCTTTACGTCCTGAGCGAGGAAACCGAAGTCTCTTTCGCCAGAACCTTTCCAAGTGAACTCAACACCATTAAGGCTCATAACTGCATCGAGAGCATTGTCCATAGCAGTTATTTCTTCCTTGAGGCTTTCATCCGAGTAGGTTACGAAAGCAGTTGCCTGAATTTTACCAGCATCGCCAGCAAGATTCGCAACTTCAATAGCGTATCCACTTGTTGTTGTGCCCAGTTCGAGAATTTGAGCAGTTCCATTGTGCATGACCGCCTTGTCATCAGAAGCGTCATACATGAAGTATGCGCCAGCAGTGTCACCGAAAACTTTGAAGTCATTGGACATAGATCCATCATTCTTGTTAATAGTAACATCAGTAGCGAATTGGGTTCCGCCAGAAGCCGCTTTAGCAAAGGTAACCCCGCCTCCGCCGCCGAAGCCACCAAGAGTGGAGAAACCAGCTTGAGAAGCATCACTGTCCATTTGAATAGCAGCTACACCTTGACTGTTAGCGATATTTTCTCCGATAATTTGGACATTTCCGTGGAAACCAACATTACGACTTGCAGACTCAAGTGTCATATTTGGCGTAGTTCCAACAGTAGAGCCAAGACCAATCAACAACTTATCTGCGGAATCGTCAAGACCCATATAGAAGTCTTGTGCGTTACCGTCAAAAACAAGCTTGCTATCTTCTGCGTCAGCATCACCGATAACAAGTGTCGGAGTAGTACCAGCGATTACAACACCTGCTGCTGGAGCAGCAATGCGAAGCTGATCTGCTCCATCTTCGTCATACTCAATGGAAGCATCTTGATCATTACCGAAGTAAATTTTCTTATCATCAGCGATGTAAACATCGCCAAATTCTGCACCGGTAGAACCAATGTCAGCACCGCCAGCGGCGTCTGGAAGGAGTGAAGTGTTAACGGTGACAGTTGTGAATGTTGCAGCAGCAGCAGATTCTCCACCGATTACTACTCCATCGATTTCACCAGAGCTGATATATGCAGCAACTGGGTCTGCATCTGTACCAAGTTGATCGATGTAACCAATACCATTAACATAGAGATCTTTCCACTGAAGACTTGCAGCACCTAAGTCATAAGTGTTATCAGTTTTAGGATCAATATCAGCAGCAATGCGACCAGTAATAACAACATCATCACCAGTGGCATCACCAAGAGTTACTGCGCCGTCAAAAGAAACAGCCTGTTCGAATGTTACAGCATTGCCAGCGAAACGAAGTTCACTTGTGCCGTTTGCATCATATTCGATGGATGCGTCTTGATCGCTACCGAAGTAGATTTTCTTGTCATCAGCAAGGTAAACGTCGCCAAGCTCTAAAGTTGCAGAACCAAGGTTTGTTCCACCAGCGGTTACTGGTAAGAGGTTGGAAGCGAGATTTACCGCTCCAGTTACATTAAGGGTTCCACCCAAGAATGCATTGCCTTGGAAAAGAACTTCACTTGACCCGGACATCTTTCCTGATGTAGAGACAGCGCCTACTAATTCAGAAGATCCTGAAACAGCAAGGTTGCTCGTGAATGTAGCACCGTGCGCTTGAACCTTAGAAGAGCCCGAGATGCTTGTTGCTGTGAACGCCTTTGAAGAAAGTGGACCAGAGAAAGTCACTGTGTCGTTGGATTGGTTACCAAAGGTAACATTCCCACCCAAATCAACATTGAAGTCTAACTTGTTTGCAGCAATTGCAGCATCAGACTTGACATTGGCGTTTACAACAGAGTTGTCAGCCAATTTTGCCTCAGTAATAGCGTCGTTGGCAATAGTCAAAGCACCGCCAGCAGCAACAGTTGCGTCACTGGAGATTGTTACGTAAGACGGATCAGTTCCATCAGATTGAAGGAATTGTGCAGCAGTACCTTTTGCAAGAAGTGAAGGATCACCAGATGCATCACCTAAGATGATAGAACCTCTAGTAATGCCTGCCATCTTAGCCAAAGTAACTGCGTTGTCAACAATGCTTGCTTCAACGACAGCGTTAGCAGCCAGCTGATCAGCGCCAACTGCGTCATCAGCAATCATTGCTTGCTCAACAGCGTCGTTAGCGATTGTTACTGCACCATTTGCAGCGAGAGCAATGTCACCAGATACTGCAACAGAATTAACATCTGTTCCGTCACCGACAAGGATTTGACCGGATGTCTTCGCATCTAAGTCAGTTGGAGCATTAGCAGCACCACCAACCTTGACAGACCCACGAGTGATGTTTGCCAACTTAGCGTTGGTTACTTGATCATCAGCGATGTGCACTGTGTCGATTGCGCCATCAGCGATTTCATCAGAGTTAACAGCGTCATCAGCAAGCATGCTGTTTTCAACTGCTTGAGCAGCAATTGTAAGCGCTCCGGCAGAGTTGATTGTGGCGTCACCGCCAGTAACCAAGGCGAAAACACCTTTGGCGAGATTTGTCATACTAACACGCTTTTCAGTTCCGTTGTCAGAGACAAGGAACTCATCTTGAGTGGCGTGAGGGGCGTCATCCAATTCAGTAAATGAATCGATATCAACAGATTTTTCGAGATCAATTGGGTTTCCGTCCTCAAGTTGCATATAAAGTTTAGCATTGGTCATCGTACCACTAGCAAAGAGGTAGACACCACCCTTTGGGGCGGATGCAGGGTCTCCAGAACCTGAAACGTTCTGAAGTTGAATATATTTACCATATTCTGATTCTGTAAAATAAGCCATACATAAATCCTCCTATTAGGTTTAATTATTTGTTAAAAAGATTGAGATTAAAGAAAAGACGCTACAAGAGCGCCTATTATAAATAGTTTTGAAGGGGGGATTTAGTTCCTAAAGAATGCTTATTTTATTCGTAGTATAATTAAACACCAGAAAAGACTGCAATTTTATGCACAAAAATCTGATTATTAATGATGATGAATACCTGATCCAGTTAAAACATACATGTCTCCGCTTGGAATATGAGTTAACTCTGCTGCTAGCTGAAAACCGCTTTGTCCCTCGCCAGCGCTGGATATGTACACCTCTTTGCACTTAATGTTAAATACAGTTGGCTGATTCCTAAAAGATCCGGTGATGTAATTGTCCAGACTCCCAGAGGTATGCTTTGTCATATCTGGCGGTACTACATAATAATTTCTAGCTGGTATGATGCCTTGGTTTGCGACGACATCAACAAAATGAAACTTTATCGAAGCGGATCCTGTATTCAAGATTTGGATTGATCTTGTGACATAGGGAAAATCAAGTCTCAATTGAGAACCAGCTTGACTACCATCTCCATTTTCTATAACAGACCCTGTTATGTATGGACGCCCTGCGACCTGATATGCGCCTGTGCTCCCTAGCCCACTTGCTCTTGGTTGATATGCCATTTTATTTTCTCCTAGTCCTTATATTTAGCATCATATTCTCTTTGAAGCCTTTTTAATATTCTGTTGCGTTCTTTTCTTTTGCGGCGGCGCTTATCCGTTGGTTTTTCAAAAAACATATGTTTTTCTCGCCATTCATCTTGAATGCCTTCTTTTTTAACCTTTTTTATAAATCTCTTGATCATCCTTTCGGGAGATTCATTTTTTCTTGGTGTAACCTCAACATTAACTGGTTTTGCTCTCTTTCTCATTGTGTACCTATTTAATCATTTGTTTCCACGCGGAGGAAGCGCCCAGAATTCCAGAAATATCTACTCCGGGATCACTTGGGTCAACATCGCCCAGCGGAGATGTGGGTGCGGCTGATGCTCCGGGAGCGCCACCTTTTTTTACCGGTGTAGTGCCCTCAAAAACATTAACTCCTCCATATGCGTCCTTACCAATCGCATCAAGCATTCTTTGCTTTGTTTCTTGAAGTTGCTTTTTCTTTTCTTGTGTTCGCATCTCTTGAAACTTTACTTTTTCCTGTGATTCTTGTTGCGAGGGCTTCTTTTCAACAACTCTTTCGGTCACAACATTTGTACCAATGCCCTTTACAACTTCTGATACAATTGTTGAGAGAAAACCCTCGGTCACAAGAACTTCCCTTACGCTTTCCTTAATAAGTTGTTTAAATTCTGATTTTTTCATATTACTAACTTAAAATATCCTGTATTAGCCTGTTTAATTTATCTGCCTTGGTAAAGACGTTGTTGTCTTTATTTTCCTTCATCATAAAAGCACCAGCCGTAGAAGGTTCCGAAACCATATCAAAGCAAATTAGCTGAAAGTCGTCGTTTACCAGTGATCCTTTCGGGCTTTCTGATAGAGTGCCTGTCCCTCTAGAGGAGATACCAATTTTGCACCCCCCTTCAACTAAAGCCCTCAATATTTGACCAGATGGCGTATTAAGGACTTGTAATTTACCATAAACATCATTGCCTTCCATCCAGACGGCTGTCATCTTGTGAGAAACATTGGCAAGATTAACAATATTGGACTCCGGATGGTCTAGTTCTCCCAAGGCTCTGTTTTCTTCCACTAGCTTTTCGTATAAACCTATCTCTCTTTTCAACACACCCTCTGTGTATATCCTACCGTTTCCATTGGGAACACCACAGCGTTGAATTACTCCGGATAATATCATACCCCCATCTGCCACAAATCTTTTTTCGGATTCAGTAAGCAAATCTTGACAGATACCTCCGTCGCAAAGCTCATAATACTCTCTAATTACCATTTTTTCAGTCATATTTTTTTCCTCTGACGGGCGTTACCCGTGCGAGCTACGATCCTTTGCAGCATCTTCTAACTGGTTGTAAAATCCATTTTGCCGTCATATCGTACTCTCCTATTCATGAATATGGTTTATTTTTATTCCACTATCGCCAATAACGGTATTTAAAGCATAAGATGTAGCAGATGATACACAACTTAAAATTATCAAATTAGCGATATTATACTCAAAATTAAATAGTTCTGTTAAACCATTTATTCCAAACAAAAATACGCCCACCCAAAAACCCGTACACATTGGGCAATGAATAAGTGTCCCAAGCCAATTGGATTTTTCCATAATCCATTCTCTTTGATTTTCAAAAATTGTTCCGTAAACTAAGATTTGAGTCATACCCCAAGAGGCTAAAACAAAATATATTAAATCCATCATTCATACCTATAAACGCCTGCCAGACCGTAAGAGTATCCGGGATAATATGGCTGCATTGAGCCCTTCGATGTTTCTTGAGGAACTTCTCCAAGTTCTGTAGAATTCTTTTTAGATGGGTCCAGCAAATCTTCTTCTCTTTCGATCTCCATTTTCTTAACTGAGTTCATATATTCGTTTTCTGCTACCATAAAGGTTGCTATATTATACAATATGACTTCAGATAAATTTCCTATTTCGTCGCTCTCCGGGTATGTGCCCCCTAGTGAACCAAATACATTTGTTCCCTTTACTGTTTCAGGGTCTATCACGCCATGTTCAACAAGGTGGTTAAAAAATCTGTTTTGAGTATTGTAAATTATATCACTAAAATTTCCTTTACTGTAAGCCACGATCTTTCTCTCGCTTAATTTTACAACTACATTCATATCCCTATGATTAAAAATCATTATATGACCGCCGAGAGACTTTTTCATATCTAAAGTCTCGATAAATTCCTGCAAATACTCGGTATTCTCTTTATCTCCTTTCAACTCTATTTTAATCATCTTTTTTTGATTCCTCAATAAGTTCTTGAATCTTTATAATGCTTTTAAGAAGACTGACATCGATTTCCTTATTAGAAAAAGACTCAATTAAATCCAAAATTTCAGTTTTTTGCTCCGGAAATATTTCCAATACCTCTGAAGAAGTTATTTCTTTTTTTAAGCTTCCCAATTCTTCGTCTAAATAAATTTTCATTTCCAAATCATCATTTGTTGTTGAATTTAAATAAACTCCCAAAAGTTTTCTTTGCCTCTCGTTCAACCCACTATAAGATTCGTTGAATTTATTAACAAAAGTTTTATATACAACATTATCTATATGCTGCATTCCGCTATCGCTTAATACACCATCCCCTAAGAGCATCTTTTCGATTATACCCTCTTCCAAAAGCACTCTGTTCTTTGCTTCAATTTTTGGATTATTAAATATTTGATGAAGTGTTGCTAAATCTTTATAATTTGGTACAAAATTTGAGTATATATCTTGCGAAACTTCCTTGTTTATTTTAGATATTAAATTACTTTGCTCGTTAAACAAAGCCTTGTTATCTATGGCGCTTCTCTCCAGCCTAGATTCAAAAAATATTTTTTCCGCTACTCTTTTTTCTTCTACATTCGTATTCAAAATATTTTGATATAATTTTAAATCTTTACGAAGAATTGAATTTGGTCTAAAAAACTCTTTTAATATAGACACAATCTTATCGCGCTGCACTTGGTCTTTTGCTAAGGATGCTTTTGTTAATTGTCTTATCAGTGCTTCATAAAGAAAAGCGGTGTTTCTTTTCTTATTGTGTTTGAATTTACTTGACATCTTTTTTGGTCTCCATCTCTGTTATTAAGTTCTTAATCTCGTTATTAGCCTCTAGGATATCTCTTTCTTGCTCATCATAATTAGATTGCTGTTCAGTGTAAACACCCCTTGCAAGCCTATCCATTTTTTTATACCCTTTCGGGACGCCGCTTATATCCCTCATAGACGCCTGAGATTTCATTGACCTCTTCATAGCACCTTTTTTGGATAAATCATCCCTTGGCTCATACCAATTTCCTTTAGATTTATTAGTAGTTGTGTACACCTTTCCTGCCGAGCCTCTTTTAGCCATCTTGACGATATTGTCGTCTCTATTTCCCGGAACCGCCAAGAGATTTGTGTCCGGCTCTTCAGTCTCTGCGTCGCCCGCTTCGTCGCCCGCTTCGTCGCCTGCTTCATCGCCCAATTCTGGCGTGTCAAGCTCATCCCCAGCGTCGTCGCCTCCAAGAAGACCGCCGATGCCTCCTCCGCCGCCCACATCTTCTCCCTCAGAAGCCATATCAAGCTCGCTTTGATACAACCTGTCATACACTATTTCTCTTTGATTTCTCAAAAACTCTTCTTCAGAAATATTAAACAAGTTAGTTGCAAGCCATCTTTTGCTGAAAAATCCCTCTGCGGCTCCGGAAGCTACATCGAACTTTACTCTCCACTGCTCCAACTCTTGCAATTCCGCTATTTTTGATGGATTGTTCAAAGACATTTTAAAAGAAATGAGATCGTTTCCCCTATATCCCAACGTATACAAATGAATAATTGCTATTTTTTCCAATTCTGTTATAACAACTCTCTGCAAGCGTTGAATTGTTCTTGCGAAGCGGATATCCTTTTGTGCCAAAGTTGTTTGGTCTTCGTTCGCCCCCTCACCCCTGAAAAGATATGACTGTGGAATTTTTAATGCTGAAAACAATTTGTCTTTTAAGTATTTAACATCTTCGATGTCTCCAGTGTAGGTTCCGCCGGGAAGTGTTTCTATTTTGGTTGATTGACCACCCCGAACTGGAATAAAGTAGTCCTCATCAACCGACATTGGATTATAGCGAAGATCTACTCTACCCGTGGTTGAGTCAACAACTTGGTTTCGCTTCATTTGCGTAACAACCTTCTGCATATATTGCTCTATTTCATTTGGATTTATTGCCCCGACATCAACATAAAACACGCGGCGTTCTGGGGATCTGACAATCCTGTACGACATCATAGCGTCTTCTAGCAACGTTAGTTGTCTCCATATTCTCCTTGCTGGATCCAGAACTGATGTTCCATATGGGGCATGCTTGTCGTTGCCCAAGATTCTAAAATGTGCCAATTGCCAATTCTCAAATGTCATTCCGGCGGAGTTCCACTGGTACTGAATGTAATTTGGGTTTGTTTTATCTTCGCCCTCCAACCTCTCTACTTCTCTGGTGGGTAAGCCAATAGCATTGACCACGCCCCTGTTTTCCTCTATGTCCAAGTAAAGCATGAAATCTCCAAACTTGCACATTGTCCTACACCATCCAAAAAGATTGTGCTCAACATTCAGAATATTGTGAAAAAGAGAGTTTAAGATAATTTTTATTTCTTCGTTAGGACAGCTAATCTTCAATAAAGGGTGCAAATGAGATGATGTAGTCATTTCATCCGCATAAATATCCAAGGCAGAGGCTATGATTGGCTCATATTCCATTTGATCAAAGTCAATGTATCTTTGACTTCTGGAGACGTTTGCCATTGTTGCCGTAGTTAGGTTGGAGAAAGGATTATAACTAGTTTTTTTAAATTGCTGACCACTTGCAGACTTAAATCTAGATGAAAATTTATCAGCGTCTGTCCTGCTGTTTCTAACAACCATCTGGGCGTCGTAATTTACCAAAGGTCCCGAAAAGAGCCTTGTAAGCCTTTTAAATAGGGGCGATGCTTCATTTCTAGGGTTTCTGTTTCTATCAGCCATTTTTTATCCTTTTAAAATCCAAGCAAATTGCTGCTGTTCTTTTATCTTATCACTTTTTGCAATTGGTTTATAGCCCTGTTGACCCGGAATTGATGTATTTAATTGCGTTTTTGATTTAGTCATCGTGCTTAAAAATGCTTTTGTGTATTCTATATCCCTCTGGTTAACTTCCAATGCTGTGTCCCTGACCCAACAGCCTATTGCGAAAGCCATAACTAAATCATCATTGTACATCCTCATTGCTTGAGGGCGACCATTATGCCAAACAAAAGTTTCTAACTCACTAAATAGTCTAGCAGAATATATAGTAACTAGTTTATTTCTAATGAACTCTTCCATTTTCGCGACAATCAGCGGTCTTGTTTTTGAAGTAGTAGAAAAACCGGCAACAGCATTGCTCATATTTTCTCCCGCATACTGTTCTACATATTCGTGGGTTGATTTAATAGAATAATAAAGGTTGGGATAACATAATTCTTTTAATTTTTCCAAAACAGCAAACCCAACAGAATTGTTTTCTACCACCATTAGGCAATTCCCAAATTCTCTACCAACATCATTAATCATACTTGCAAACAAGTCAGGAGTTATCTTTGATTTGTACTCTGCTACAATTTCCATTGTTTCTAGCTTAAAAATATGAAATACAGAAAAATCTTTATCATCACCTCGGGAAACATCAGCGACCAATAAATATTTGCACTCTGGATTGTATTTTTCCCATATCCAGAAGTTTCTATCAAAGCCTGTTCTGTAAATTGGGTCGGAAAGATTTTGTTTTATCCTCTCCATGTCATCCGAGTGTATAACTGTCTCACCAGACATATTAAAGTTGCACTCATATTCTTGAGCGATTTGCCTTTTTGACATATTCTTTGTTTCTTCTGCAAACCATTCTTCGTCTCTTTCGGGGTGCACATCCCAAGGCAAAATAGTGTATCGAAAATCGTTGTTGCCTAATTCTGAATCGATATATGTTTGATGAAACCAATTACCCACACCATTTGGAGTGGATAAAGCGATGCAGCGACCCCCCGTTGATAGCGTGGGGTAAAGACCGGTCCACAGTTCATCAAGCCCTTCTACGTGCGCTGCCTCATCAATAACAAGCAGGGACAACGCTTCGGAGCGACCTGCATCTCCAGAAGTTGTTGAAGCTTTAATCTGAGAGCCATTGTTCAATTCAAACGATGTCCTATTGTCAATGGATATGCTAGCAATTTGCATCCAGTCTGGAAGGTTTTTCATAATTGCTTTGACTTTTTTAACTAAGTTGGCTGCCGTCTGGAACTTAGTAGCCATAACAAGGATATTCTTGTCCTTATGAAACAACATCATCCAAGCAACATATCCAGCGGTAATGGTTGAGATGCCTAGCTGCCTAGCTTTTAAAATAATATTAAAACGATAATCGTTGAAGTCTTCCAGCAATTGATCTTGAAAGTCGTAAGTTTTAAATGGAATTTGTCCCTTAATGGGGTGTGATATTTTTGTGTAGTTGTTTATGAAATAAGAAGGGTTTTTTCCACACTTAACAATTTCTTTGAGTTTCTCTTTTTTTGTTAATTGATATGACATTTATCTTCACTATCTTGAAGCCTTAATCCAATTTTTAATGCTTTCTTCTAACCTCTGGGATGGAGGGATTGTCTCTTCCTCGCCTAGACCAGCGACACCGCCCAACCTGTAGATCGAAGTTGTCTGATACCAAGTCCTTATGTTAGACATCTTTTGTACATGTATATCTGTTTCTCCCTCTTGCACCAAAGATAAGTTTTTTCCAGCGGCAGATCGATATTCTTTTTTAAGGAACGAAACAATATCAGCTATTTTCTGCTCAACTTTAGACTCAAACTTATGATCCGCAACGCTTTTAATATTGCACTCCGAAGAGTAACTCAAGACCATTTTGTTTCCCTGAAACCTAACCTTGAATCCGTCAACAAGTCTTGGGTCTGTTACAATATTGTCAACTTCTCTTCTGAGCCCGATGGTTACTGGCTTTCCTTCTTCATCAAGCGCTCCGTCGTATCCTTTTGTAGCAACGATGTTTTGAATTGTCTGTACAACATCTAAAATATTAGCCATTATCTTTCCCCTTATAAAAGTTTCCTAAAAACTCCACTCTTTGGTCTATGTCTGCCCAGCGCTCTTCCCTGTTGACAACAAAATGCACATAACACTTGTAACAGCAGTCATATTTGCTCATATATAAATCGTCTTTCAAATTAAACGAATATTCAAAGCAAGCAGGACAAACACGGTCTTCGTCTCTAGTAAGTAGTTTTTTTGAAAGGAAAAAACCATCTTTGTTAATCTTTTCGGCGCTTTCCTTTTGCTTGTTATCTTTTTTGTATCTTTGTTTTATTTGCTCAAGGTAGCTAGCCTCTTTTTCTTCATTCCAAAAAGAACGTGGGTTTTGTATTGCAATATCGCCATATTTTTCCGCTATTGCCCGTTCTACTTTTACTATCCAACTAGAATCTTTCTTGTTCATATCTCACCATTATACATCTAATTTATCTAGTTTTTCAGCCAAAAGGTCTATTTTCTTTTGCTGCTCTTTTATTGCTTCTACTAAAAACGAAATTATCCTAGTGTAATCCATTGTGTTGGCATATTGAGGATCTGCGCTCCACTCAACAATTTCGGGGATTACCTTTCCTACTTCCTCGGCAATAAAGCCAAAATCTTTTTTCCCCGTATCTTTCCAGCTATATGATACACCCTGAAGCTTGCTAATTGTTTTAACGGCGGACTCAAGGGGCTCAACATCTTTCTTGTACCTTATGGAAGAATATGATACGAAAGCATTTGCCTTCACCTTACCTGCTGGATCGCTAGTATCTGGTAAAGTTATCCCATGGCTTGCATTTCCCTCTCCGACGCCGACACCCAAATAATTTTCTATATTTACGGCGGAGCCAGATATTGTAACGCCTCCCGGATTGGTAGAACCAGAAATGACTAATGCATTGCTAGGGTCGGTTTGAAAAAATATTCTTGCTTCGTTGTTTGGTCCAAAGTTAAAGGCGGAGGCTGCGCCTTCTGAGGCGACAAACTGGATTGCGCCGCCAATCTTCAGGGGGGATGCACCCTCCAGTGTTCCGTCTATCTGAATTGTCGAGCCAGACAGAACGATGCCCTCAGATGATCCGGATATTACTAAAAAGTCATCCCCATTTTCGTTGTACTCTATATGACCTTCTTGCGTGTCTCCAAAGTGAAGTTTTTTGTCATCAGGAATGGTTATCTCATTTCCATCAAAAACAACAGTGGTCACAGCCCCAAATGATCCACCGTCATTAAACTGAAGCTGCCTGTTGCTCCCGGCTGGATTTCCTGCAACTTCACCAGTTGGTATTCTGTCATGAGTTTGCTTTATTATCGATACTAATTTTGCGTGACTATACTTGCCAATACCTGCTGCCATTAGTCCTTAATCTCCACGGCGACTGCAAAGACTGCTATGGAAAGAACTATGCCACCAAGCACACCACCGGCAAGCCACCAATGGCTGTTATCATTTGGTCTTTCTAGTGCTAGTTCTTGTAGTCGCTTGTTCTCCTCGTCTTTTATATTGAGAAGATTTGTGTATTTGTCGGTTGCCGAGGTTAGTTTGATCTCGCTGATTTTGAGATCTAGTTCTAACTTGGCTTTTAATATTTCTATCTCTCTATCCATTTCCAGCCTACACTCTTCTGCGGTGTATTTCTGCTCTGTTAGAACTTTGGCTGCTGCTTTGGCATCCATTAGGACACCAGTAAAGGGTGCTTGTTGCCCTTTCTGTATTTCAGTTATAACTCCCTCTTGCGCCCAAGCAGGGAAAGCAAAGAGTATAACTAAAAATATGGATAGTAGTTGTTTCATATGATTGAGTGCGCCTCTTCTTCAGCATATTCGTATTCTTCATCACTATATGTGCCAAATGTATCCTCAATTTCTTGTTGTGTTATTTCTCGGTAAGTTAAGCCGTCTCCACTAATGTTTTGGGTTATATCTCTAACTGGCATTCTTCCACGACAATCTATAGCTTCATCTGTATCAGGATCATAGACAAAAACATGCTGTATGTCGCCTGATTTATCAAAAATGCCGTAAGTCGGCAGTTCTAACATATCTGCCACTACATTAGCCAAGAGAGAGCAGTCACCTCTTTTAAAATCAATATACTCGGAGGGCTGTGTTTCTTCTTCCCCACCCAACTCAATATCTATACCTTCATTTAAATACTGTCGCCAGTTTTCAAGTAGTTGTTTCATTACTTTTCCTTACAACAGCAAGTACAGCAGCCGCAACAGCAGCAGCAGTGTGCGTCGTTAAATAAGTTTGCTAATCTGTGTAGTATCTTTTTCATTTTTTATTCCTCCGCTTTTACGCAGTTTCTGTATGTCTTACCATACATCTTTTTTGTTTTTGTAGTTGGATGAGTCTTGTAGCCTTTTTGGCAGCGTTCTTCCATACCAAACTCTTGTTCATCTATAACATCCCTGAACTCTACGCCCAACTCTTCTGCCCTATCGTAATCTCCGTCCTCAATCGCTTCTTGCTGTTCTGGTGTTTCTACAACCGCCAACATAAAATCTCTTGGATCATACACGGCTGGCTCGCCAGACATATTGACCATAACAATATCTCGTAAAGCTTCTTTTTCTTTTTGAGCCCTGTATTTTTGGAAGTCAATAACTTCTTCCTTGATTATCTGGATTAGTTGTTTTTTTGTAAGTTTCATCTCTTTACTAACTCCTTATTTACGATATCGTAGCCTTCCACAACTCCTACCTTTTCGTAGTCAAAGCCGGGGAGTAGGGCAATCTTCTGCTCTGGGAACTTACCATTCACAATAAACGAGCAAGCCTGACCTACCACTTCTGTAAAGAGGGCTGGGTGTGATGCTGGCGGCATAGTTTGTATGTGTGCGTTGTAAGAAGCAATCTCGCCCTTAGCATCAAACTGTGTGCCTCGCTGAATGTGAGACATAAAATCGTGGACTGCCCTAAACTTTGCGTTTGTTTGTGGATCAAAGATGTCGTGTTCTGCGTCAAGGGTGGAGATTTTTAGAACACCATTTCTATCAACATCTTGTTTTAGTTCTTCTGCGTTGGCATATGGGTGCTCTTCAACAAACTCAATGTCTACAACGCCCTCAATCCTTTTGAACATCTTGTCAACAAAAGGCTTCATAGCTTCAAAAGAAGATACAGCACTCTCATCAAACTTGGGTGCTCTTGCGTATGCTTCGGCAACCAACTGACAATATTTATCCCAACCATTTGGTCCGGGTTTGAGCATTAGTTTTTCATTTAGGGCGATGAACTTTCGCCATTCTGTTAAGATCTCTTTCATTAGTTCTTTTCCTGCCATTGATAAGATACTTTATCTTCATCTATCGGTCCACCAGCAGCCCAAGTGTAACAAGTTCTAGCAGAGTGGCATTTAAATTTATGCATCCAGCAATATCCTAGCATGCCTTCCTCATCTTCTATGGGCTGTGATACAGGTCCGGGTAAACACTCTAACATCCTTGGGGATATATCAAAGGCAGTGCAGTTGGAACATTTTGATTTTTTTGCAACATCTACGCTAGTATTCCAATGCTTTGCTATTCTTTCATAGTATCCCTCGTCTGATAGATTAAGTGGACCATACTGAATATGTTCAGCCTTTATAGAAGCATTTCTGTTCTTGGTATTGAGTTCCAAGTCTTGTGTAGCTTCTGGGCAAGACCCTTTTTGTTTTTTAGATTTGATCTTTATTTTAATCATTACCACTTCCTACAAGACCAATACCTTGCTTTTGTCTTTGGACCCGGATTATCACAATTGTGTCTAGCTCTGAATGATTTACGTCTTTTTGGATTAGACTTTTTAATTCTCATATTTGGATCACCGAAGTTTACTTTTTTAACATTGCCTGTCTTTGGATCTTTTACATAAACCTTGAACTTTTTAACATCGCCTCGTGTCGGCTTATTCAAAGTAACTTTTCTACCTTGGTATTCTGCTTCAACAACAACATCATCCCAAAACTCAAGCATAAAGTCAATAGCATTGCCATCGTCATATGTTGCGTCGGAGGCAGCAATGTAGTTGTACTCAATCTCTTCTATCTGCTCTTTCTTTTGAAGGTTAGAACCTCTGCGTTTGTAGCCTTTGCATTGTGCTGGGGTAGGTCTACATCTGGGATACTTTGATCTCTTTTCTCCCTTTTGTCTTCCGCAGGATTTCTTTTTTCCGCCTTTGTCTTTGCGACAGGTATTACAATCAACCCACCCACCCTTCTTGCCGGGGGCACCTTGGCGATCAAACCACTTCTTAAGGTCTTCTACAATATCCTTTGCTTTCAATCCCATTTTCGCACTGTCTCTATCTCTATCTTTTTTATTTCTTTTTACAACCTCATCATTATAAGTGTCCCTAATTTCCTCTTCTATCGCATTTTCATACTCTTGATTTTCAGCTAACTGCTCATCAGTCATATCCTCTGATAAGCCTTTCCATATTTTACCTGCACGGCACCTTACAACAGCACCAGATGCATATGCAGACGGCCAAGCATCGTACTTACGCTTTGCAATACGAGTACAGCGGTCATCTTTCTTTTCTTTTTCTTTTAAGGACTCATCAGAATATTTTTCTCTAATGCTTTTCATAAATTCTTTAATCATCTTTTAATACCTCAATGTGTACGATATCGAATCTTTCCGATAACAATTTAGACAGAGTGGCTGGATCTTCACTATTTTCTGCTACGAGCTTCTTAACCTCTGCTCTCTTTTTATCGGAAAGTGTCTTTTTCTTTTCCTTATATTTTTTTTCTATTTTATCAATAATCTGCTGATATTTGTCCAAAGCCTCATCTCGTGAAGCGATCTCCTTCGCGTGACTACTGTTAAGCGTATCTACCTCTTTTTTATGAGCATCTTCTTCTACGCTAAGGACCTCCTTGATATTGTCAACCTTGCCCTTAAAGTATATCCATACAGCGACTGTGTAGATCGCTCCGGCAAATATCTGCCAATACTTTTTTATAAAAGCCCAAATCTTCGCGGACCAGACTTTAGCTACTAACCAAAACTCCATCATTTCCCGTGTCTCCACTGCGTGGCGATATCAGCCAGTCCCTGAATTCCGATATATGCCAAGGAAATAGCAACCCAATCACTAGAATCTAGCGGAGTTCTCTCAGAAAGCATAAGCCCTGTGGCTGTAATCCATACCATAAGTTTCCTAGAAACTAATTTTGTCAACAATTTATCTAATGCGTGTCTGACCGCCATCATATTATCCTCCATCCGGTGTCTTAAATTTTAGGTTCTCAGCAGGAGTTGCAGTTATGTTTTCCCAATCTGGATGTAATTCTTGGAATATTTTTACTATCTTGTCGTTGTCATACCATTTGAGACTAGCTTCAATGTGAAATATATACTTCGTATTATTTAAATAGTACCTTATTACCCAGTAATCTCGGGACTTCATTCAGCCTCCTAGCCTAAAAAATCTGTCTTTTCAAAAAAAGCCAATGAAATAAACACACCTGAAAGTATCCAAAGTGCTGTATCCATTGGCTCTAACACTACGAAACCAAAACAAAAGAAGATCAGCGCTTTTAGTAAATTAGACTGAAAAAAGCTTTTTGGTTCCATATTCTAAATAGTATCAATTATTGGTTTACACAAGCAAATCCATTTACTTTATCAATCTCGATTGTCATATCGGCAATATCTTTAAGGTGATCTACGTGTGAGATAAGTAAAACAGTTTGGTAATATGACTTTATCATATCCAATATTCGAATAAAGCCCTCCATATTTTCGGCATCTAGGGCTGTTGCTGGCTCATCTAGGATGAAAACTGAGCCTTTTGGCAAGGAAGACACCGAAAGAAGTGCGAGGCGAATTGCCATGGCAGCAATAGTCTTCTCCGCTCCCGAGCCCATCTCAATTGGTCTTGCTTCATATTTTGGGTGCTTGATATAAACATCCAACTTGTTGCCCTCGCTCTCGAAAAAAACTTCAAAATCAACTACATTAGCCAACACTTTGCTTATTTCATCATTGATTACGGGCAACTTTTTCTTAATAACATCAAGCGAGATACCATTAGTGTGCATACATCGCATAAACAAATCATAAGCAGCAAAATTATCACGCAAAGCTTCCATTTCCGCCTTTTGTGCGATGAGATTTTCTAATCTCTGCTCTAGAGACCCGCGCTCTTTAATTAAGACAACAATTTCTTTATTGCAATCGCCCAAAACACTCTGCTGACCTTTGAGGTTATTTTGTTGCTCTACCTTTTGGGAAAGGAGTTGTTCCAAATTTTCAATAGCTTCACGATTTTCTTCATATTCTTCTATTTTCACCTGTAGCTTTTCTATCTCAAGATTCAAAACGGATACATTACTCTCGTTCTTCTCAATAACAAGCTCATTTTGGTTGATAGTATTATAAATATCATCACGCATTTCTAATACTTCTTCGTATTTATCTATTTTCTTGTCTATCAACTTGGGATTTAAACTTTGTATATCCTCATACAGGGTTTCAGACTCTTCACGAAGCTCTCTGATGTTTTTTTCAATAACAGTTACATTACCTTGAGCCTTGTAAGCGTCTTTAATAAACTTACAAGACCTGTATTCATTTCCACATGGCACCTCAAGAAGAAGTTTAACTTTATTCTTGTTTTGAGTTAGTCGATATTCCTGTTGTTCGATAGAATGGTTTGTTGCCTTTAAAAGAACTTGATTATCTTCTATTTCATTCCTATGGCTTCGAAGAGCTTCAATATCAAAGCTATCCAAAACCTGACTTATTTTCTTGTGATCTATTCTTTTTGACCGATTCTCTTCTTTCAGAAATTTTATTTGTTCAACCAAATTACCAACTTCGTTGTTTTTTGTAATTTGTTCCTCTTTTACCTCAACAATATTTATAATCTCTGTGGGTATTGAATCTATTTTCCCGATGATTTCGGAAATAATTGTTTCGGTTTTTTCGATTGCAGAAGAGTATTTCCTGCATCTATTCTCTTGTTTTCTCTTTGCGGTAGTGTTTTCTTCAAGCGATTGTTTGACATTTTCGATGTCGGTATCATATTCTTTACCCTCTAGTAGTTTTAATGCACCCTTCATATCAGAGGCATCTTCTTTGGCTTTCTTAAATTTCTTGTCGAAGATTTCTAGGTCAAGGAATTTTCCTAGTATTTCTTTGCGTTTAGTTGATCCTTCGTTGATAAAAGATAGGCTATCAACCTGAGAAGCCATCGAAGTAAGTAGGAAGTCTTCGACTGTTCCGAACATTTTTCTTATGTTTTTGTCAGTTCCGTTTCGGCTATCGCCGTTCAGTTCGTTTTCTTCCTGCATAACGTTGTCGTAGCAAGAGAAGTTGAGGTCTGTTTTAGCCTCTAAAGTTTCAGTCCCCTTGAGTTTCTTCAAATACTTGTAGGAACTTCTTTCAATGGTATAGTCTCGATCACCGATTCTGATCTCAAGCCTACCCTTCCCCTCTTCTTTATTTTGGTTAATAACATTGAGGTTCTTTCTCTCATTCTTGCTTGTGGAGTTGAATAGGGTATAGAGCAAGGCATCAATGATTGAGGACTTTCCTGAATAGTTCTTCCCGAAAATACCGACAATCCCGTGGAGCCTCTCAAAGTTAACCCTGTTGTTTTCCCCATAGTTAAAGAGATTGTCCCACTCAAAAGATTTAAGGGACCAGTTAACATTTCTGGATACCTCTTCCTCTTCTTCAGCCATCGTATTGTACTTTCGGTTAAGAGAAAATACTTTTTCAAGAGTCTCTGGTGTGGCTTCATAGTCCTTGAGATACTCGTCGATGAGTTCTTCTTGGACTTTGGGATCTCGCAGATCTTCAATGTTAATGCCGTCAGTCAGGTCTTGAACGGACCCCCGCTCTCCACTAGACCTGTTGAGAAAGGTTACACTCTCAGGCTTAAATCTACCCTTAGCAATGTCTAAGGCTCTCCGCATAACATCAAGTGGTAGGTTGTTCTGGGATACTAGGCGTAACCGAGCACCATTTGGAACCTCTAGGTTCTTAGGCATCTTGCCCTTTGGCGTCAACTCAATAGTAACAAAGGGCTTGGGATTGGCGAGTGGGTAGTGTTCGCAGGTAAAATTTTCTTTACCTTTAATGTCCCAAAGTAAAAATCCCTTGTCTTCGCTCTCACCAAAATTCTGTTGCACCAGAGACCCCGGATACGCTACTTTGCCTTTTTCATCAAGCCGCTGGTATGTCTTGTGGATATCTCCCAACAAAGCATAGTCAAAAGGGGCGAAATTCTTAATGTCTATATCCCCATGTTCCATAACCCAACCAGTATCAGTTGTGACACCAGCGACAGATCCGTGGAAGAGGGCAATATTTACCTTACTTTCGTCTGTTGGGTCTATCCATTTGTCCTCATCAATAATAGAAAGGACGTTGAGGACAAAGCCATTGCCCAAGTCTACTTCCTGCGAGAACTTATGAAAGTGAATATTTTTGTGGTCTAGTGCCTCAACAATAGGAGTTACAGCGTCAATTTTGCCCGGATTGCGAAGGTTTAGGTCGTGGTTCCCAAGTATAACGTGTAAAGGCGCTATGTCTGCTAAGTTCTCAAAAAACTTGGCAGTCATATGAAAATATGCAGGACTTAGCTGCAATTTGGTATGTGCTGTGTCGCCCGTGTTCACAATAATGTCTGGTTTAAGTTCTCGTAGTTTTTCATAGAGATCCTCAAATACAGCCTTGTACTCTTCATGATACCTATGGTTCCTGATATGAACGTCTGAAATGTGTGCAATTTTCATTTCGCCTTCCTTACTAATTCTAGCTCTTCATTCCACACGGGCATCGGATGTGATGCCCCTGCTGGTATTACCATATAATAATACTTGTTCCAATCGTGATTGGCACCTTGTACTTTTCCCTTTACTTCTGATATCACTCCAAGCATTTGCAGTGAGTTCTTGATCAACACTAGATCTCCGACCTCAAAGGACTTATAACTTCTAACCACTTTATCGGCATCGGATCTGCCTTGTTGTTTGATACCCATGTTACCTCTGCCACTCCTAACTCTTCGCTCATGTCCGTAACAATACCCAAAGGCGAATTATTTGGTAAGCCTATGGGCGTTTTATAGTATACTAAATCACCGATCTTCATAATAAAAAAGCACCCTTGCATTTTAACAAGGGTGCTTAATAAAGTCAAGAACTTTTTTTATTTTTGGAGTTTAGGATAAATGCCTGAGCGCAGATCTACATCTCCAAAAAGAATAACGCGATTATCTCCAGTAGAAACTCTAACTGAACTTTTAACGCGATTGCCATTTACCCTAGTGGAAACCTTCTGATACTGGTTTACATCTAAGGGAATAGAAGTGACTCTTGTCTCAGCTAGGGGTGTGACCTCTTCCGTGGTGCATTTACCATCGTAGTTTGTGTCTGCCCACACATAAAGATTTCCGAATCCTTTGTCTTTTACACTAACTACTCCATCTTTGTTTGTGTCCATAGTAGCTAGATGGGCGAATCCTCCCGAAAACTCTGGTGAGGTTCCAAAGAACTCTGTTCCGTCGTCGGCAATACCATTAGAGTTTTTATCAACAAAGAGGAATCCATCTCCACTAAGCCAACTAACCGCCGTGGTTCGTTTGCCAAACATAGAAAAGTTAACCCCATTCTCTACAGATGTGATATCAAAGCGTCCATTATTGTTTAAATCAATAATAATGGGGTCTGACACATTGCAAGGCACAACTTTAAAGATCTTTACAGCAGCCAAAGCAAACTCATCTGCAATTCCTACCTGAAGCGCATTACTATAATCGCTTTGTGCCTGTGCAAACATAATCTCATCATCGCTGCTAGTTGGAACATAGTCATCACAAAGTGGATTCTGTTCCATAGCTTGACTGATAGTGTTCATTGCTTCGTTAAAAACTGGGTCTAGCAAGGACTCATTAGCCTGACAAACTTCGATAGGGTCTGACATAATTGGATAATCTGCTGAATAACCATTTGTGGCGAGCCAATTATTCATAGAGTTAATAAAATGTTGCCGACCAACTACCTGTCCTTTTTCCTCAGAACTTTTAACAGGAGAAGGGTTCACGTTACAAAGCTGTTTTGCTTTTAGGTCCACACGCACAAGCACACGAGCTTCCTCCAAACCGCTGACAGCACCTTGTTCGAACCAAAAATCTTCTTCGCTAAGATCCGGATCATAACTTTCTCGGTTAGCTTTAAGAGTTCCGTAGAGTTTAGAATATGCCTCCGAACGGGCTTTGTCTACGAGATATTCGCATGCATAACCAGTCATAACAGCTTGATTATTATAAAACTCTACATAAGGACAATCCGATACCTCTGGTAGATCACTGCTTTCGTCTAGGATCTGATAACCGTTATCAATCCCAAAGCCTTCCAGTGCCAATGAGACTTGAGCCAAATAAAGTTCCTTGCCGACATCAAGACCCCCAAAAATATTGTCTCGCAAGATTTCAATTTCAGCAAGATCTTCTGCCGTCAAGTCCTCTAGGCTAACTTCGTCTTCAACCGGATCTACTTCGGTTGTCTCCTCCTCGATTGGCTGCTCTTCAGCAGGGTCAGCCTCTACGGGATCCGAAGGATCAGACCCCTGTTCGGGGGTCGTCTCCTCGGTTTCCGTTGGAACCGTGTTGGTTTCATTGTTTTCATCTACTTCAGTAGGCTCAACTGTCCCAGTGTTTTCTGGGGTGGTTGTGGTCTCGTCCGTAGTAGTTGTGGTGGTGGTAGTAGTGGTAGTTCCACTATTATCATCAGCACCAATGAAGGTTGTACCTTTAGTGTTTTCAGTTGTCTCGGTTGCTGTTTCAGTTGTATCTTCACAGGCAATCAAGGCAAATGCCAACATTACTCCAATAATAAAGTTTCTCATTTATTCTCCTTTGTTAAAATGATTTACTCTTCTTCTTCTTCGTCTTCGTCGTCTTCTTCCTCTAGCTCTTCGCCTTCCTCGTCAGATTCTTCGGACTCTTCCTCCTCTTCTTCTTCAGCTTCTTCTTCTTCTTCTTCTTCTTCTTCTTCAGCTTCTTCTTCTTCAGCTTCTTCTTCTTCAGCTTCTTCTTCGGCTTCTTCTTCAGCTTCTTCTTCGGCTTCTTCTTCAGCTTCTTCTTCGGCGGCATCAGATTCCTCTTCAGCAGCCTCTTCTTCAGCCACTACTGCTTCGGCACAGTCTGCGGCTTCTTCTTCTTCGTGGCATCCAATAATGCTAAACACTAGCATGGATGCAATAATCAAGTTTTTCATAAAATAAATTCTCCTTTTAAAAATCAAAACTATTGATAAACTTTTGTAAATATGCGTCTTCCGACGACACACGCCTTGCGGCTTTTTTCCTCTTCAGGAATTCCTTTTTCGGCATTTCGCCGACATCACTATACGGCAATATATCTATTTTGTATACCTCCGCACCATATTTTATTAAATTTTGTATAAGAAACGAAGCTTTCTCCTCGGCATCAGAGTCTAGTGCAACATAAACTGGCGTTTCATTCATAATAATACTTTTAAACAACTTTGATTGTTCCTTAAGCGAAGAACCCAATATGGGTACCGAATTCTTGCCAGCTACTATAGCATCAAATACACCCTCTGTCAAGGTTAAATCTTCGCACCAGTCAATATATAGTTCATTAAAGATTATCTTACTCTTAGAAGTGCGAGGATTCATATATTTTCTCCAATCATCCCGGTATGTTCTAGCAATAAAGAAGTTGCAGTCACCGCTTTCACTAAAAGAGGGAATTATTACTCTTCCTGCATATTCCCCACTAGAACAATACCCTATTTTCCAAAATAAAATGTCTTTATCTGATATATTTCTCTTGTTTAGGTAGTTTTTGGCTATTTTAGCCTCGATTGAATTGTTTTTGTTAGCCAAAGAAACAAATTCTCTAGGCAAATCTATAACAATCTCTTCTTCTGGCTCATTTTGCGGAAATATGCTCTCTAAAATGTTTTCAAAGTCTAAAAGATTTAGTTTTCCTGATAGTTCTTGCCATTTTGACCTTTTTTCATATGAAGCGTACTTCCTAACCAGACGATATATGCTATTTCCTCTATAATCGCAGATCCAACACTTAAAAACATCCTTATCGATATTAACACTCATCTTTTTCTTGTGATGATTGCATTTGGGACACGCAAACAGGTGCTCTTGTCCTGTTTTATTGTATCCTCCAAGAAAATCTTTAAGAATTTTTACTTTTTCGTTCTTCGACAAGTGTGTATCCTGCTTTTGCAATAACGATGCTATCGGCAATATCATAATACTTGGGCTTCAAGTTCCCAGATTTTGTGTACTCTACAACAAAACAGGGTTCGTTGTCAAGTAAAAACTTAACAACTTGTTCTTTTGCCTTAGTCCCCTTCTTGATAGTTATGCCGCAAGCCTTACGAGCAGAGGAGGCTGGGATATGTTCTGGTTTAATGCTTAGTTCTCTGTAGCAAAGGTAAGTTATGACTCCGTTAAACGAGGATAGGGTTGATAATGTCTTGGCTGATGAAAAGCCAGAGCGGAACATCTGGAGGCTTTGCTCAATAAAAATATGTTCTATCTTGTATTCTCGCTGAATATCAAGCAGTTCTCCTTGGATGTGGTTGTATTTTGAATAGATGTCTGGGAATTTGTTCTTGTTTCTTAGATCTACTGCGAATGTCTTTGCTATTTCGCCCTGATCTATAATGGTGAAACCAACAATGCTTGTTGAAATGTCTAAACCTAAAATCATAGATATTATATATCAAGTTTTAGCTTAAATGTCAAGTCTCTTTCTTCAGTCTTTTTTACTGGGGTTGCTAGTTTGGCGACGGCAATTAGCCTCATGTCGTCATCATAAATCCCAATCTTGGAAATGTATGTTTGTTTTTTGAACTCTGCTGGCAAATCTGAATATGCGCCACTAACAGTATTGTGTGCTTGCATTCTTTGATCTTGGATGTATTTGTTCTCGGTAGTTGTAGTTCCATCAAAAATATCTCGGGCGCTTGATGCTGAAAAGAAGGTTGGATTTTGTGAATAATTTAATCTATTTCTTTCAGCATGGGCAAACATTGTTAATCTTGGAATAGTTGTAGAGCCAGAGAATTTTAACTCAAAACTACTATTAGGGATATTATAGCCCAAACTTGTTATTTCTGCCCCGACTCCATAGTATATCCATTTAGGATTAACACCAGATCCAATGTAGTTTTCTGAGTGTGCAGGGTCTAATGTCCACGAGCCTGTCAACACTATTAACCCCTCGTTATAAAGTACAACACCTGCAACAGAACCCGAACCAAAGTCGGCTCCTAATTCATTGGCTGCTCCAGCTACCTGCCTAAGTTCGCCATTACCTCTTTCATCTTTCAGTCTAGCAACCAAGGTTCCTGTAACATAAAAATTTAACTCAACATTTGTTTTTTGCAGACTATCGCCATAGAATATCGAAGGAATAGATATTAGGTTAATGTCTTGGTCGGACTTGTCCCCTAAACTTGAGTTATAAGCGTAGTGATTACTTCGTGTTTTGTAATAATTTAAAGTGTTTTGCAGGGCTTCAATTTTATCCCTGCTTTGCCCTTGTGCGTAATAATTTCTAGATATGCTGGCAGAGAGGGGGTAGCTACCTGTCAAAGTATCGCCATACTGAAAGTCTGCATTATATTCGGATGTTGATATTGTTTTGAATGCTGTGAGGCTGCCGTTCTTTGACACAAAAGGGTATATAAGCTCTGCCGTTGGTCTGTCAACGTTTATTTCGTACAAGCTTGTATATCCAACCGGGACACCATCGACTGTAGTTGGTCCCCTGTCAGCTAACAACTCAGGCTTGTTGTTATAATAAATTGCACCTTGGTATATAAAAAAGTTCTCCCTTGGGTGAACTTTTACCGTATTATATATTAAGTCATCTTGTCCAAACTTGTAGTAAGGCACAATTCACTATACCTCCTAGTAATCAAGCCTTACTCTTAAAGTAAGCTCTGTGTCTGGTGATTTCTTGAGTGGCTCTGACACCTTTGCAACTGCCAGTAATTCGTTTGTAGCACTATACAAACCAACGCTTGTTATGTAAGAGACAGGTTGTTCGAGCGTGTTTGTCTTAACTCTTATTTGGCTGTCCTTGAGATAGGTTGGGTTCGAGCTATAATTAAATTCGTTATGTGCTGCTCTACAGAAATAAATTGTAGAATTTAATTCAGTCGTATTGTTAAAACTAAGATTGTAAATTCTGTTTCTAATGGCATCACAGGAGCCAGAAATAGAAGACCCCGTGATGAAAGCAAATCCGGTTGCTCCTGCTGTTTTGTTAAATGGGTTTCCTAAAGCCATTGAGCCAATTGCGTTTTTTAGGAGACCCGGCCCTCCGGGATTGGTGACTGTAGCGACATCACTAAACAAAGACCCAGTGATGACAGCAACACCTGCTTGATAATAGATTAAGCCAACAGGTACCTGTTCATTTTCTAGGGTCGCATTCGCTACAACGTCATTGGATGAAGTAGCATAAAGAATACCATATTCTCCAGCAGGAGAATTTACATGATACTGAGATGATCCGCTAAGATCTTTTACAGAAAGTAGTTTGCCGAAATTTCTTCCCGTGAAGTCTGCTGTATTGCTAAGGGTTCCATCGTTAGAGCCCGACATTCCAAACACAACCTCAAAAGTACCTTTCTTAACTTCGTCTTTTTGCAACAATCTAGCAAAATTAATGAAGACTACTTCTGTCATTTTTTCGCCGCCAGTAAGGTTACCGTCCTTATCAAATGGTCGAATGTTTCCATTAACATCATGCCCAACAAGCATTTGAGCCATTTGCTGGTAAACATTAATCTTATCTTCTTGTTGTACTCTGTCGGAGGAGGCTGACATTCCAGACCCAGTACCATATCCTACAGTAATATCCAAGATATGATTTGCCGACGAGCTAAGGTAAGGATAATCATAAACCGACTGGAACAAGCCATGCGAGTAGTTTTTAATGTTCGTCTCTGTAGTGGTGTATCCTTGGTTATACGTACCAGACAAAATCGACCCTGTTACCGGGATTGCTTCGTGGAGCAATGTTCTGGTTGATGTTACATCATTGTTTAAAAGTTGTTTAAAAGTTGTTGCCATTTTTAGTCCTGCCTATTAATCTTTCTTTAGAAATCTAATTGGAATATCTATTCTATATCCTGTTGTAGCGCCAGTAATTCTTACAGTTGTATCAATGTGGGAAAAAGTGGTATCTGCTACACTGCCCCATGTAACACCAGTTGTGCCTAGCCTTTGGAAGAGGAATGTGCTTGTTTGTAGCTCCAAGCTTGGCGTTACTTGAAACCTGAAGAATGTTCCTCGTGGACCCTGAATTGGAGAAGACTGTGTGGCAGTCCTGTTTCCAATCATATTGGCACCCACACCAGATGTTGTTACATTATATGTAGCAATATTATCATCGTCTAAGAAATTATATGATACGGCTTGACCATTGGGTGTTGCCAAGGTTCCCAGCCTGTTGTCAAGCTCTACTATGTATTGCGTTTCTCTAAGTGTGGAGTCTAATACTTGGTTGCTAGAAATTGATAATGTATTTAGTCCCTGATCGACTATGATTCCAGTATCTTGTTCAGGATCAAACCCCCTAAAGAGTCCGACCCTATTTGCTTCGGCTACCGGGGCGTCTCCCCCAGTGCCAAAGAATGCTTCATCGGTATTTTTATCACATGTAATCGCATAAGAACCATTTGCTTGAGTTGCGGTTGCATTTAGCGCTTTTGCATTGTTCAACGTTTGATTTAATATCATAACTGGAAGGAATAAAAGATTGGCTCTTGGGATGGAAACCAGCTTGCTTTTCATCGAGGAGGCGTTATTTGTAAAAGACTCCAAAACAGGGGTCCTTAAAATTTCTATATCATAATAAGCAGATCCACTTGGGTGTGCCCCATTAGCATGATTTGCATTTTGATATTTAGAGTAATCTATTTCATCATCTGCAAAAGCATATTTTACAATTTTAAAAGATCCGTCGCCCTGAGCTAATCGTGCTCGTCCCGCATCTGTAAGTACGGCATCTAGGATGATGTCTCCACTGTTGTCTAAGAAAGCCATTTATTTATCTCCATGTAATAAAATTTGTATATATTCTTAATAATTAGCAAGTTACTTGTAAATAGTGCAAATTTACAAATCAATCGCATAAATTTACTTTTTCATCTTCAGTTGTAACATGTTCTGTCTTAAAACTTAAATTTAAGTCTAAAGCTCTGCCAGTGTCTCTTGACCTTATTCTAAATTTAAATCTTTTGCCATTCCATATTGATTTTGTCGCTGTCCCAAGCACAGGATTTTTTCCTGTTACTGCGGTTGACCCGTCTATTTCGGACTCTTCTTCATTTAAAAATACTTGTTGATCAGCCGCATCAACCATTAGAAATCTTCTAAATCTTTTGGTGTCAGAATATTCTTTTTCGTCTTCAAACTCACACAATTTGATTATAGGGTACGCGACATCTGAATTTTCGACCATCTCAACTTCATAAACAGGAGACGGATTGGATATGTTATTGTGCCTGTCTATGGTTCTAAAAGTATAATAATACTTAACATTTGTTTCAATCGTATCTTCTAAAGAAGTTTCATAATTTTGCAAATCCAAGGTTGTGTGTAGCGAGTCTACAAAATCATTGTAGCTTTTGGGCTTTTTTCCTTTTACCCTATAAATTTCGTATGACAATGGTGCATCATCAGAACTAAACGTTAGAGAGGGGTTAAAAAAGTCTCCACTAGGAAGTGTAAAAGTTCTCTTTTGGTTTTTTCTAGCTGCGTCAAAGTAAGCAACGTCTTGACTCGTGAGAGGTATTGGCTCCATGTCTCTTTCGCCAGATTGATTTTCTAAAGTTAACAATATTTTATTTTTCTTTCCCGATATTGGATAAACGTTGCTTAAAGGGGGCAACGGAGGCTTATCTACAATAACCACTTCTGCCTCTCTATACAGGGGAGTTTTCATAATTCTTATGTCTGGTCTGTATTCTATTTGCATTATCATTAATCTATAATTGCTTAAATCAACTCCCGTTGCAGTGTCTATGG